GCTCCGGTTGCCCGTGTTCGTGGCGGCGCTCTGGGTGCCCGTGTTCGTGGCGGCGCTCCGGTCGCCCGTGTTATTCTCTTTCGCGCTCTTAAAATCCACTTTTTCCAGAATGAACTTCACGCCAGCCTGAATCAGCCCCGAAAGGCCAATCTCTGTTTCAATCTTGATTTTTTTGCCAACTCTCTTGCTGTCCTCCTCAGTCTGCTCGTTAGTATCCAAATCTACCTCGCAGTAACGCGAATCTGCCGGGTTGTAGTATCCGAATACGTCCATCGGGTTCTCGCAGGCGTGGAAACCCTTGTGGCAAATATCCGCCGCGTTTTCCTCGTACTCTTCGCCGATTTCGTACTGAAAACCACGGCATTTCAAGTCCTTGTCAAAGCCTTTGTAGCATTTCACTTGCTTTTTCTCCTCTCCGGTGCTATAATCACCGTAAACCTATTTTTCTTTGCCGCTGTTCGGATTGCCGTCCGTCAGCGGCTTTTCTCATGCCTGCTCCGGCATTTCCAGCTCACCGCTGAGCGGTGCAAAGCACTGCGGGAACGTGTTGCCGTAGATATCTTTCAGCAACACAAACCGCCATCCCATGCGATCTACGGTCTTAACCTGCTGTGTCGGCGACAGCTTTGCCATCTTCTCGCAGCGCTGCTCCAGTTCAGCCAGTGTGCAAACATCCTCCGGTCGAAAGTCCAGTCCGTCCTTCTTGTGTGGTGCAAACCGCATCACCCGCGCCATGTCAATCACCGAGCCGTTAATTTTTACTACCATGCTTGTCCTCCGTTCTCATGCTGATCGTCTTTGCGCTCTCGCGCATCTGCAAGCCGTACTTCGCGGCGTTCATCGCCTTGCCGATAACCCGGCGCTGCATATCTTTGACTTTCAGCGTCTTGCGTCTTGCTTCCGTCATATCTTGTTTTCTCCCCTCAGCGATAACGACCGCGATATCTCTGCCGGTGCTCATAGGCACACAGCAACATGCTCGCCCTTGCGCTCACCATGCCGACAGCCAGCAGCGCCAGCATGATAGCGGCTCCGGAAAACAAGTCGATTCTTCCGTTCTCGGTCATGCCGCCGCTGATCAGCAGTCCGAGAAAGCAAAATCCTGCTAACCATCCGTAGCGTTTGTAGGTCATTGGTTTCAATCCCCTTTCGCGGTTTCTTGTAACCCTCGAACGTAGTGAGAGGGTTATTCTTTTCTTTCTTTCTTAGAAAGTTAAATTAATATATATTCGACCGTAGGGAGAATATATATATACTTCTTTTCTTTCTTTGTTACTTTCTTTCTTACGCCTCGGTGTGTTGATGGTTTGTTATCGGTGTGTTGATTGTGTGTTATCTGTGTGTTGATGGTCTGTTGTTGGAGTGTTACGCAGACGCTTCCGCCTGCACCAATCGGTTAGCCACATCGGCCACATGATAGCGACCGCCGGTTAAACGCGGAACACCATCTAAATAACGCTGTACGGTACGATAACTAACGCCAAACCAGTCTTTTAACTGTTTTGTGGTAATATATTCGCACCCTGCGAACGTGCGTAAACGGCCTTCAACCGTGCGCCTGCGGTTGCTTAATTCTGTTGCTGTCATTCGTTCAACCCTCCGCTTTCTGTGTGTTATTGGTGTGTTGATGGTGTGTTATCGGTCTGTTGCTTAGTGTGTTGATGGCGTGTTATCATTCATCATCGTTGTTGCCGCAATGTATCATTGCACACACAATAAGCAGCGCCATTTCTACGCCCAGTGTTGCCAGCACTCCGGCAACAAAAGGTGGAATATACATCGGTATCACCTCCTGCGCTTCCTGTGCTCCTTGTTGATCGCAAGGATTGTTCTGACGTTGATAATCAGAGTAGCCAACGCAACGCATAGTGTTGCAATTTTCAACAGGGCCTCTATCGGTATCACCTCCACTTGTTCGACCCTTTCTGACCGTGGTATAATAGCCGGGAAAGGAGCATTCAGCACATCATCGGATTTCTCTTCGCTTGGGAAATGCTCGCCTGATTTCACCGTCTATATACACGTCGTAGACCTTGCAAAGCAGTGTGCAAACACCGAATCCCAAAGCGAAACCAGCAAGCGCCGTGCCAAAATCGCCCGATGAACAACATCTTTTTTCATTCATTGCTCTCACCCCATTTCAGAAAGGATTGTTTCCAATGTTTCGTCCAACTAACCCGCAAAACAAAGCGCAAACACAAGCTGAATTACGCGATTGGGAAATGAAACGCGCCCATCGCGCTAAGCTCGAACGGCGAGAAAATTTCCATTATTGGATAACTACCGCCCTCGCTGTGCTTGCCTTTATCCTGTCTGTCGCATCGTTGTCATGGCAGGTATACAAAGACCTGCACCCTACCGCTTGTACCACTTGCGCATCAGCACAATCAGCACAGCCAGAATAACCATTGTTGCGACGTTAAGCGTCATCAGCACTGGATCCATTGCTCTCACCTCCGCTTATGCGCTCTCGTTGTCATTCTCCACGCCGAATGCCCCGTTGGTAATTTCATCGTCCGTGGCAAACAGGTAAGTGAACGGCTTCTTGAAATAGCGGCACAGTAGCTTGCATTCTTTCGGCGTAAACCGTCCGCTTTTCATTTTGGATTCATAGGCATTTCTGCTGATACCTAAGATATTACCCATATCATCAGATGTCAGACCGTGAAACGCTTTCATGCCCATCAAATTCGGATACATATTTGCACCTCCCTTCTCATTTGTTGGCGCTCCGCCAACCTGTGATTACAGTTTATCAGCAATGCGCCAACTTGTCAAGGGATTTTTCAAAAAATGTTGACAGAACGCCAACTTAGTGTTATGCTGTACTCATAGGAGGTGAGCACATGGAATTCTACGAAGAACTGAAAGCTGCTCGCATTAAGGCCGGTTTAACCCAGCAGCAAATAGCCGACGAAATAGGCATTACAAAGAGTACCTATTGTGGATACGAAACTGCAAAGCGAAACCCTGACCCGCAGAGAATCAAACAGCTTGCAAAGGTTCTTCACATCTCTGCCGATACCTTGTTAGATACCGGCATAGAAAAAGAAAAAGCCCCTGCCCCGGCCAAAGCCGAAACAGGGGAAATCACAAGAGAGATGTCTATTGAGTTGTTAAAGGCTCTCGGATTGCTCGACCAGTCCGGCAACCTTTCCGACGATGATCTCGCGTTTCTTGCGCACATCGTCGGATTGCTCGAATGGCGTTTCGGCGATCATTCGTAGCGCATTGTATATGCGCAGCGGGTTTGTGCATGAATTGAGCATTGCGGTAAAACGGTCGATGTTGTCCATGATGTTTGGTTCCTGCCTTTCCTGTTGTATACTCCTATGATATTACCTTAAAATGGAAATATCAATAAGAACCGTTCGCCTTTATCTGACATATAGTATAGCGAACGTTTGTTCGATTTTCAAGAGGACGCGAACAGCCTTGTTGAAAAATCCAATAAACAGGACTTATTGCTTCTCTGGAGAGATTCCAGCCTCGCGCAGTTTCTTCGTCAAGAACTGCGCGACGGCTTTCGAAAGGTCACTAAAACCGGCTGCATCAAAGCCGACAAAGTATCCGTTGTTCTCTGCATTGGTCAAAGCTGTTTCAGCAAGGCGGATAGCCTTGCCTCGCTGGTGCTTAGTAAGCGGCAACGTGTTGATATAGTGATATAGGGCTTCAACGCTCTTGATCGTCGTTTCATCGCGTTTGACGCAAAGTCCGTTTCCGTATTCCATCGGTGATTAGCTCCTTTCGCCCAGCAGTTTTGAAATGAAATACTGCTGACCCTTGCCGGTTACTTTCGGCGTTTTGTTTACGCTGATATGGCCGTCTGCATGGGTGACGCTGGTTTCCTTGACCTCAAACAAGCCTAACTCCATGCTTCGCTGTGTCGGCATATTGTAATCGGTGCCCTGACGGCGTACAAGATAGCCGTTCTCACGCATCCACGCAAACAGGCGCTTGCCGCCCATGTCAACGCCGTTCTGCTTGATGATCTTTGCAAGATCGAAAATTAGAATAGAAGTCTTGGCCGTGGCTACGCTGTCCGCGAAAAGAACCTTGGGTGCGTCTTGCTCGATCTTCTCCGAAAGCGTGTGGATTCGCTTGTTGGCAATCTGCAAGGCGCGTGCCATTACCTTTTCCGGGCTGTTCCAGTCGCGTTCAAGCTGTAAGAAATACTGGCGTGCCTGCTTGCCCTTGTCGTTGCGCTGGAGCATGCAAAGCTCCTTTGCCATATCAATAGTAATAGCAGCGTCGTCTACAGTACGTCGTACTTCACGGTTTCCCTCGTATTGAAGGCGGTCAAATTTGACCGGGTTGAAATCACGCCCTTGCTCAAAACCGTATTCACACATACGAGGAAACCAATGGCGAAAATCTGCGCCGACTTCGAGAAAGTCGTGCAGCTCGCGGGCGGATACGGTTGGTTGTTCGTTATCGTAGTTTACAGTAATGATTTCGTTCATGTATGTACCTCACTTTCCGTAATGGGAAAGGAGCGGCGGGAGCATCCCCCGCCATGCGTTACTCCAATGCTATCCCCGTTTCGGGAAAAGCTGCTTTGCTGTAGCTACGGGTATAGTTTAACCAGCGTAACACAAAATGTAAATTGACAAAATAACGAGGGCAAAAAGCAGAAAAACGTAATTTGCAAACTTTTTCAGAAAAACATTGTTTTTTCATTGATATATAACGTCACTGAATGGCAACGCATGCCGAAAAAATGCCGCTATATGTCCCACAAAGCCAATCTTCATACAATCTAAAAAAGTGCATAAAACAATTTTTAAGAAGTCGAAAATAAAAGGGAAGGTGAAATTATGTTTTGCACGAATTGTGGCACGGAATTCGAGGGAAATTTTTGCCCGAACTGCGGAACAAAGGCTGGTGAACAACTACCTGCACAAACCGTTGCCCCAAAGGAAACGCACGAGTATTACGATAAAGAGGGCGATTTAATCGACCTCTCCACGATCTACGGCGTTTACAAGGACAGAACCGGCATGTCTGCATTCTTCCGCAAATGCACCGATTACGATTCTGTCACTATCGGTAAAGCGTTAGACTATATCGAGGATAACGTAAAGCCGAAGGAATACGGCATGCTGGATGCAATCCGCATGAAGCGTCAGATTGAAGCACCGATTGAGAAGATCATAAAAGTGCAAGCAGTGAACGACCCTTCGGTTAAATTGCAAAAGGCGCAGCTTTCCGAACTGAAAAAGGCGAACAAACTACAGCAAAAAGAAATGAACGCACAAGCGCGTTGTCCGCGTTGCGGCTCCACTTCCCTTTCTGCGCATAAGAAGGGATTCGGCATCGGCAAGGCCGTGGTAGGCGCAGCCGTGACCGCGCCGCTGGGGCTGGGATTGATCGGTGCCGTAGCCGGAAACAAGGGCGCGAAAAAAGTCCGCGTCACTTGTTTGAAATGTGGAAAACAATTTTGGGCATAAAAAACGCCCACCGGCGGCAACCGGTGGACGTTATACGGGGGTAGAAATCTTGTGCAACGGAATTCTACCCTCTTATTATATCGAAAATAGGAGGAAAATGCAATGCCACGTCGAAAAAAAGACCCTCGCGGCTTTGTCCGTGAGACCGGAACGTATATGGGAAAGCACTACGACCTGAGAGCAAAAACCGAAAAGGAACTCAACGAGAAAATCAGGGCAAAACGCGCAGAGATCGAATCCGGAAGTAAACTCATTGAAGCCGGTGTTACCGTAAAGGAATGGGGAAAACGCTGGGTAGAAACCTACAAGTCCGGCGTGAAGGAATCCACGCGCAGGCTGATCGAGGGACGGCTTGTGAACTACGTTTATCCCTACATTGGGGATATCCCCGTCAGCAAAGTGCGTCCGCTGAACTGTCAGGAAGCGCTTAACTCTGCGGAAGGACGTGCGCCGGACACCGTAAAGAAGGTGCAGCAGGCCATCGAGCAGATGTTCCGCGCTGCCAAGCAGAACGGCTTGTGCGTCAATAATCCTGCGGAAGATTTGAAGATGCCCCGTACTGGCAAGCAGAAGAGCCATAGGAGCATTACAGACCGCGAACGTGTTATTTTACTGGAAACTGCAAAGACGCATCCTGCGGGGACGTGGGTGCTTACTCTGCTGTATAGTGGCTTGCGTCCGGCGGAAAGCCTTGTGCTGACATACGCCGATATTACAGGCGGTATGATTACCGTTAGCAAGGCATACGACCGAGACACCCGCGCCGAGAAATACCCCAAGTCAGACGCAGGCGTTCGCAAAATCCCGATCATCCCCCAGCTTGCCGCAGTCCTGCCGAAAGCCGGTTCGTTCGGTGAATTGGTTTTTCCGCGTAACGGGCACTTGTACGATGATAAGTCCATGCGTGCCATGTGGCAGGGTTTCCGCGCCGCTATGGATGATACCGAACGCGAGTTGATCGCGGCAGGGAAAATCTCACCCATTGCCGAGCAGCTGCCGCCTATCGTTCCCTACGATCTGCGCCACACGTTCTGCACAGATTTAGAGCGTGCGGGCGTACCACTCAACGTCGCAAGCAAACTCATGGGACACGCATCTATCGAGATCACCGCCAAGATTTACACGCACACCGGCGAGGATATGATTGAGCGTGCAGGTGAGCAATTAGCCGCCTTGTTCAGTCCCACATTTAGTCCCATTAACGAAATGCAAAAAACGCCTATGGCTGACATTATGCGAGAGCTGAAAGAACTTCGTGCAGCAGTGCTCAAAGCCGTATAAAATAACAAAAAAAGCCTTGTTTCAATGGATTTACCAAAGAAACAAGGCTTTTTAATGTGGAGCTGCTAACCAGATTTGAACTGGTGACCTCATCCTTACCAAGGACGAGGTGAAATTTCGAAACCCCACAGTATGTCTGAACTTTTGACACTTCAAAAATTTTAGTCCCATGTTTAGTCCCACTTGACCTATACATTGTACCACAGATAGCGCGGGACTTCAACACCGCAATGAAGGGAGGACATTTGCCCTCCCTTCATTCAATGCTTCACAACATAGAGATAGTATGCCGTTTCCTTATTTTTTACTGCGTCCTTGTCTTCGAGCCAGAACGCACAAGCAGCGTCAACATAGTAATCGATGTTGCGGATGCCGTGTTTCTCGTTGACCTTGCAAAAGTCGGAGTAAACAGCGTTCATTGCCACCCAAAATTCTACCGGGTCGCAATTCATGTTGTGCTGCTGCATTACCTGCTTGCACTGTTCAAACGTCCAGTGCGGGCCGGTCGTGCCGTCAGCGTTCTGCATGTTGTGCAGCCATTCGTCCGCCATGTCCTTAGTCATACGTCCGGTGTGCGTACTGGAAGCATAGCCCATAGTGCGCTCAGAACCGTGCGTCTTGTCACCTACATAAGAAGTATCCCCCATGTAAGCATCATCGTCACGAAAGCCAATAGGGCGCATCTCGTCCTCGTAATCGGGGTACTCGTCATACTCCGGATATTCCATGTTGCTTTTCGGCGCAAAGCGTCCGTCAGAATAACGGCGATAATTCCGCATCTCCGGTTCGCCACCGTGAATACGCTCATCATAGTAACCGTAAGGCTCAATATGATTGTACCGATACCGCACGCCGTAATGCTGGCGATCTTCGGGATACGTCTTGCGGATTCTCCATTCCTCCGGCGAAGCATTCTCTCGGCGGGTGTGCTGCATCAACAGCATTCGGGTTCCTCGTTTCATGATGATACCCCCTTACGTTGTCGGTGCAGTCCCGTTAATGGACCGCAGCGCGTTAGAGTGAGAGCAGCAGGAATTACCGAGCATACGGAAACTGCCGCCGTTTGCCGAAGTAACCACCCGGCACAGGTACTTGTGACGGGTATCCAGATTAAACACTGTCGCCTGAGCGCCGTTGCATTTCAGCAGCGGATACGTTACCGTTCCGTCGCCGATTGTGATTACTACCGGTGCGCCGATGATCGTTGTGCTCGGAATGTTCTGAGCGATTACGATTCCGTATACGCAGCCGTTCTGGTAATCTCCCGCCGGAATGTTCACTGTCAGCACGCCGCTTGCGTAAGTCACGCCCTGTGAGATACGCAGGTTCGGACACAGTTTTTGTACAGGCTTGCAAGCCATAATCAAAACCTCCTATCAAAGCCGGGGGAATGTCCCCCGGCTGAACGTATCTCTCACATGCCGCAGCAGGTGTTGCAGCCGCAGCCGGAAAACTGGTAAGGTGCCGGAACCGGGAACGCCGGTACCGGAGCCGGGCGGAGTGTCTGAACCAGATAGTTGTTCTGCGCCTCCTGAGAAGCCGCGAACTTCAAGGTCTGGTTCTCGTTCTGGAGCGCCGCGATCTTCTCTGCCTGACGGGTGTTCTCCATTGCATCCAGTCGTGCAATGATACGGTCGGTGTCGTTGTGGGTAGACTGGATAATGTCGCGTGCGTTGGTTGCCGCGTTGTAGTTCGTGTCGCAGAAACCGCGTTCTACCTGTCTCTGGGTGTCGCAGCAGCAGCTTGCCATCTGCGTACCGAGTGCGGTCAGGCCCGCAGTAACGCCGTTAAAGCCGTTGTTCATGTTGGTGTTTACGCCGTTGATAAGCTGGGCATTCTGATAGCCGAGCTGGCAAACCGAATTGTCCACGCCGTGGAAGCCGTTAGAAACCGCGCTGCCGAGCGTGTTGAAGCCGGTCAGCATACCGTTGTTCATGCTGTAAAAGCCGTTGCACAATCCGTCCTGAATGCCGAGAACGGAACGGGACAGGTTGTTGAAGTTGAACTCACTGCACAGATCGGAGCGAGTAACCGCGCCCTGATACCCTGCGCCGTTCGCACCGTTGCCGCCGTTGTTGCCCCAGCCCCAGCCGTTGCCGCCGAAAATCAGTGCAATAATCAGAAATGCGAAAATCCACGAGCCATCGCCGCCCCACATACCGGAGCCGTTGTTGCTACCGTTGTTGTCCTGACCCAGTGCATAGCCCAGAGCCATCGAATCGTCACTCATAGTGTAATTCTCCTTTTCAGTTATATTTGATCGGAACCGTACGCTTTCCGAACATGACAAATTCACGTCGGATTTTCATCAAGATTCCGTAACTGAAAAGGGAACCGTAAAAAATCGTCTGTTTTTTTACAGTTTCGTATTTACTTGATCTTCATGCCGAACTGCTGTGCAAACTGATCAAGGTCAATTCCTCGCTCCTTTGCAATGTTCATCGCCATCTGCCGCAGTGCATCCGGACTTTTCCCCTGTATACTCTGCATAAGCTGATTCACCATCGGAGTGTTGCCTGTCATCTGCTGCAAAAGCACCGTCGGGTTTCCGCCGTGCTGCATCAGCTGCATCAGCTGAATTATGCTCATCATGCCTCGTTCCCTCCCAGCTTGTCGCATAAGGTGTTGAACCGTGCTTTCAGCTCGTCAAACTCACTTCTCGGAACGAACTTTGACAAATCCGTTTCCGAGGGTTTATTTGTTTCCTGCATCTGCACCCGGCTGTATGCCACGAAATCCGCGCAGCCGGTTTGAAGGTTGAGCTGCTTTGTGTAGATATAGCCGTGCGCCGTGTCCGGCATGATAGTAAGCGCACCGGAAAAGTCCGTCTGTACCGCGCGTGCTTCCTCCACGCTTGCCACAGGTCGAACAATATGCTGTGGAGATTGCACCTGCTGTTGCATTGGTGTCTGCATTGGCTGTTGCGGGTACTGCTGTTGATACTGCGGCGTGTAGCCAGTGTAACCATAAGGATATGCCATTTTAACCCAGCACCTCCGTAACGTGTTCGCTGATGGATTTACTTACCGCCTCTTTGTAGGATATATACTCCTCTAAGCAATCTGTGTTGCCTGCGTTGCGGTAAACTGCTACAATGCGACGAGCGCACTCAGGGTCATACCCCATGCGTTCAAGTCTCTGTTCGTAACTCATGCGATCACTTCCTTATACTTTCAGTATAAGGTCTGCCGGGCGTGACAACCTGTCACAAATCTGTCAACTTGCTGTCACAGCACGCGCAGCATTTTGCATTTGATGCTGTTCAACCGACGATGCACCGTGCTTTCGCTCATGTGCAGCGTCATGCAAATCTGAGTAATAGAGCGCGCCGATGTTCGCAGGTCAAACACGGCGCGCTCTTCTGGTGTAAAATTGCACTCACGCCGGAAGTATTCCACCTCCGGCCTTGTAAATTCCGTTAATTTCATGCGGTATCCCCTCGTTATGGTGTCACCGCATATCTTTCCCCTCGTTTTTTTCTCTTAGTCGTACAAATGTGCTCTGTCGTTTATAACCAGCAGGCGCAGCAGGTCGGTGCTCAGTGCCAGTTTGCCCTTATCGTCGCCCTGCAAAAAGCCCTTGTTCACCAGCTTCTGTACGGTTGCCTTGCCCCAAGCTGGCACTGCGTCTACCGTGTCGTAAACCTTCTTTGCCTTTTCAGCGTTGGCAATCTCCTGCTTTACAATGTTTCGTGTCTGCTGTTCAGTCATATCTTCAACCTCCTCTGTCAGCATGGTTTTGAATTTTTCCCACAGCCTCGGATTTCTCACCCACGGTTCCGGGCACTGCTTGTGGGTCACATCATAGTGACGGCACACGCGCGACACCGGAATATGGTACTTTGCCATCAGCTCACGTGTCAGCTTTGCGGCACGCTTCATGGTAGCTTCCGGGATAACGTACACGCCATTCCGAATGACGCTGCACATTTCAATGCCGATGCTGTTTGCGTTCCGACAGTCGTTATAATAGCTTCCGCCGCGTTCCCTGCCGCAATGCCATGCCGTGTCGCTGTCCTTTACGCTCTGCACGATTCTTTCCGTGTCCACGAAATAGTGTGCGCTTGCGTTCAAACCGCCCTCACGCGCGAAATAATCCGCGTTGTTCTGTGCCGTATCGCCGTTGCCGGATGTAAAATGCAGGCAAATCCAGTTTATTGGAAACTCTCTGCCCTTGCGGTAGTTGCGTTCGTTGCACTGTTTGAATGGAATACTCATTTACTTTACTCACCCTTCTTCTTCGGTGCGGTGTAGGTCAGCGCCGTTTTGGAATCCGTAATGCCCGCCGTCGTCGGGTCAATGAACACGCTCAGTACCGCAAGGCACATCGTGCAGAGCTGCACCGGATTTTCCAGCACCGAAACAATACCGTCCCACACAGCCGCCCAACTCGTAAACGTCTGCGGGTCAACACCAATGGCAGTGATTGCCACGGACGCAACGCCAACCCAAAACCACGGGTTCTTCATTCGTACAGGAATATTTACCTTCATACTCTTACCTCGCAATATGGTCTATAGCAATTCCTTCTAAGAACTGCTCGTAATCCTTCGTCGTCTTTTCAATAGCCGCAAGTCCTGCTTCTACCTCACCGTTACAGTGACCGCGCTTTAATGCCATTGCTACGCCAACGGTAAGCTGACAGTTTGCGTTAAGCATTGCAAGCTGCAAGCGTCCCTCTTTGGCTCGTTGTTCCGCCCTCCGGTTTACCCGCTCCGCCTCTTCCCTTGCTCTCTTATCACGCTTGCCGGACTGCGCTGCCATAGCAGCGCAGATGATTCCGGCAGCACCCGTGATAATGGTGCAGATAACCTCCGTCGGCATAATTAAATACCCACAATAGCAGAGGTGTTATATTCGTACATAGTTTGTTCCTTTCCGGGCATTCGCCCTATCAAAGTGTACATTTTTCTTTTATTTTGAGCACTTTACCGCAATTCTGAGCATTTAGTCGAAGATATCGTGCAAACGGTCTTCAACCCATACTGCTACCGCCGACAGCGCCGCCCATGCAATGGTAAACTGCGGACACACCTGCCCCATGAGATTTCCGGGCACGCCGGAGTAGTCCCATACATCCAGACCGAGCCAGACGTTTAGCACCAGACCAGCCAGCAGTTCAAGCACAGTGCAAATTACTGCTCCCTGTGCCATCTGCACAATGAGCGGCGGTCGCTGCTGAACCTCGTCCAACAGTCCCACCAGAACAAAGCACACACCGCCGAGAATACCCATAGACCAATGCGTATAGCCACGCCATGCAATCTCAATCAGCATATACAACGCACCACCGATCACCGCGAATAGCAAGTGCTCAAGCACAGACTTAGGTGTAATTCCATGCAACGGCAAGCACCTCCTCTGCCGTCTCGGCATTGCGGAGATCCACCTCTGCTGCCTGCTGGATGCTCACGCGCGGCTCAACGTAGGCTGCAATCGCCAGTGCCAGCGCACACAGATCGGCATACTGCCAGACCGTACACTCATCGCCGGTGGAGTTCCAACGCAGCTCACGTTCCACGCCCGCAGACTGCGCAACCTGCTGTACCGCCAGTGCAGAGGTAAGCTGTGCCTGCTTTTCCGACGTTACAGCATACTTCTTACCATCCGTCCATGTCAGTGGATTTTCGGACAGCCATGCAGCGAGGTCTGCCTTGCTGTCTGCGATACGCTGCTTACGCAGATCATCAACTGAGGTCAGCGGTGTGCCATACAGCTCCTCACCGACGGCCTGCAACAGCAGTGCGTCAGCCTGTGCGGCTACACGCTCCTGCAAGTCCGCGCCATCGGCAACTTCGGTGACATACTCGTCATACTCCCACTGCGTATTTCCGTCTGCGTCTGTGGTTTCAACCGGATTCAGGCAAAACCTTACCCACGCGCGTCCCAGCTTGTTCGGCTGGCTGTTTGCGGAGATTTTCTCCGGCTTGTTGTCGCCGTGTACCTTCATTTAGATCACTCCTTTCAAGCCTCGCACAGGAGACGTGCGGAAACGCTCAAGCTAGAATCCGAAGAATCATATTGAGCACGGAAGTACAAAAGACCTGCATTCGCACCATCGCTACAATAGCCACCAACAACCAATATGCGCCAACCAGAGGACGGCCACATGTAGTCCGGAATGTACGTCGTTTCCGAACCGCCAGTAGTTTTCGGAATCAGTAAACCATTGTCGGTTACGGTCAAATCCTTAATGTAGCCGGGTGCGGACAGTGTGCCAATATTGGTGTAGCCGGTTGCGGTATCGTCCGCGTACTTCGATGGGTCAGTGCAGTAGTAAGCCGTTGTGCCATTGGCATTAAAGCCGTCCACCCACTGGCACACGTTGCCCCAGAGGTTTTCGACCCACCGGTACTGGCATGCCGCGGCACCGTCCGAGATTCTACTTCCCGCAGTTCCCGTATGGTAGACCATTGTATCCGTTTTGCCAGAAGTTACAGCCGACGATTGATTGACTCTGCCGTATGCAATCTTGTTCTGACAGTTCCAATCAGCGAATTCCACAATATACAGAAAGATAATTGCGCAGTAAGTTGCGAAATCGTAGAGATGGAATTTGGCACCATTACTCTTTGCTTTGGAACGAGATGTTGCGCGGGTGATATTTACATACGGAGGAACGCCAGTCTTACTGTACCCATCACCACCGTCGTTCATGTGATATCTGCCGACATACTTACCACTGCCCGGATGTTTCGTCATGCCAGTTTTCGGTTTGTCCGAAACGTAGAAATACTGCTTTGTACCGTTACGTTTCGCCGCAACATAGAACTCCGGAATAAACACCATGGTAAAGTTATTGGAACGCGAGAATCCACTATCCCCTTTCCATGCTGTTACATCGCCCGCATTGTTCAGATTGCACTCTTTCATCCCGCTCCACGGCAAAAACGCATCAAACGGACTCGAACCAGCACTCCTACCTACCGCCGGTTTCGGTTCAGTTGTCACCGACCGCGTAACCAGTCCGTAAGGGTCGGTCTCCGGCGTTAACCTTGTCAGTGCCGTGCTCGAATTGCTCGTATCCCACACCACGCCGAACACATTTGCATAGAAGAGTGTCAGCGACTTACTCTGACCACTGGCGGTAATGCTTACTGTGCCCTCTGCTGTCTGGTCACCCTTGATAGCCTTGATTGCCCAAGTGCCAGCCTTGACGACCGTAAATACCGCCGTGCCGGTGCTCGTCTTGGTCAATACCGTGCTGCCCAGTGTCGCCGTCACCGTCGAACCACTGTCTACGGTTACGGTAATTGTACTCTGGAATTTCTCAAGATTGACACTCAGCGCCGTAAAGTAATCCTTGGTCGTAACCTCGGCGGTGTACATTTCGCCGGTCAGTACCGCACTCAGGGTGTAAGTAGTGTTAATGCCGAGCACGCTTACAGTTGCCGTCAGACTGCTGTCCACCGTGCCGGTGTAAGTTTCCCCGCCACCCTTGAGCGTCCATACCTGACCGACAAAATCGCTTGCAAACGTCAGCGTAATATAAGAACCGCCGCCACTCGATGCATCAACTGCACCCGGAACATTGTCAGCCGTAAAGCCTACAAGCTGTCCTTTCTTACCCCTTAACCCATCCTGTTTACTGTCCCATGTAGCTTCCTTTTCGATTACCGCGCCGACCGCAGAATCAATCTGTGCGCCGGTGTGCGAAGAATTGTAAGCCATGCCATCACTCCTTCATGCAGAGAAATTCGTTTCCGTCCGCGTCGAGCATGGTTTCGTTGCTGTCAGACGGGATAAAGCCCCAGTTGTCGTTCCAACTGCCATCCATACCCTGTGCGTAGAGGGAAATGCGGTAAGTGCCATCGCCAGAGAGTAGGAAATCATCGTAGACCTCGAACTGACGTTGCGTTACAGCAGGAGTTTGGGAGAAGGACGCAATGAGCGTCCCTCTCCCTCTGCCCCATTCCTCGCCGGACTTCGTAGCGCGGCATTCAAATGCCTTGTACGGAATGTCCGACTGAAATGCAACAATCACCTTGTCGAAGCCAGAAACCGCCGAAATCCTCTCTCCCGTGATGGAAAAAGTCAGATTTGGAGCTGCCATTTACGCCACGCTCCAAGTACCGGCAGCGTTCTTTACGAACACCTTGATGATCTTCACGCCGTCACCGGAAGATGCAGCTTCGAGGTCTGCGCCGTTGATAGTGACATTGATTGCAGTGTCGGCCTTGTAGCCGCCCTCAGTGCCGCTGGTGTTGGTAGAACCGGAAGTAACCGGAATCTGCGTACCGGCGTTTTCAAGGCTGGATTCACTCGGAACAACCTTGATTTTGTATTCCTCGAAGTCCGCGTTTGCAGAGAACGAGAACGCAGATACGTTGAAGGTTGCCACCTTAGAAATCTTGCTCTTGTCCGGGCCGGTAATCGTAACAACCGGAACGGCGGTATCCAGAGTAATCTTTGCAGTAACAGTTGCGGTTTCGTTGCCTACGTCGTCTCGTACCTTAATAGATACGGTTTTCTGGCCGTCGCCAGTGGTCAGCGTGATCGCCTTAGACTTTACAAACGTTGCCCATGCCGCTTCGGCTTCCGTTGCTGCACCTGCTACGCCCCAAATCTTCATCTGGTAGCCGGTCGTTACGCTGTCCGTCAGACCAATCGTAGCCGTTACTGCCGTACTGGTTGCATATGCAGCACCGTTGTTCAATTTGAGGGTAAGCCCGGCAGGCGCGGTCGTATCCAGTGTTAAATTAAAGAAAGATGCCATGTTTTACACTCCTTTTGTGTTTAATTCAAGGTAAAGGTAGGAACTCTTGCGGCGATAGAGCAGTTCCTCGCCCAAATACGCCTCGTAAATTCCCATCTTTCCTAAGAAATACGCGATAATGCTTTTGTCTCCGATATACATTCCGTCACCCCGTTATCAGATAAAGCACAGTTTCATCGTGCTTTTCGATGGCGTCATACTCTGCACGGGTCAAAACGCGAATAGCGGAAACATCATTTGAAAACACATTGCCATGCCCGCCGCCCGATGCAGGTACGCCGGTATCTTCTTCGCCAATCCACCAGTTACCGTTGTCTCCGATGAACGGAGTTAAGCCCTTCGCGCTTACGCCCGTGTCCTTGCCTGCAATTACCCAGTTGCCGTTATCGCCAATGGTCGGGTAAGTGTTGGCAAGCGCTTGCATTCGCTTTTCAAATTCGGTAAACGCTGTCGGAATTTCCGGCCAGTGTGCGTCACCGCTCATCGTAGGCGGGATGTATACATGGATGCCGTTTGTGCTGCGCGTTTTCTCGCCCTGCGTGCCGTGTAGCTCAAAAGTGTACTCACCTGCAACGGGCAAATTCTGTGCAGTCAGCAAAACCGAAATTCCGGTTTCATCCTGCTGCATCGGCAGAATGTCCATGTTCCCACCTGCTGACACATACATTTCCCACGTCCAGTCAGGCGGGAGATCGCCTGTAACTGTGATGGAGCGCGTCAGATTATCATGCTGGCGGGCAAGCACTTCACAATCTGCGGTCAGCTCCCAGTTGTTGAAATAGATCATGTGTTCTTGCCCTCCAATGCCGCGACACGCGCAGTCAGTGCGTCTAATGCCGCTTTGAGTGCATCGTTTCCGGCTGAGGTGTCGTTTACCTTATCGACTGCATTATCAATATCTTCGCCACTGTAACGGCTTGTATAGTAAGTATCAGCCATTAAACAACCAACCTCCTTCCGTATTTGTCTGAAATGATTTTGCCGTTTTTATCGCGGACTGCACCGGAAGCAGAAAGCGCTTTAGGCAGGCGATAATAAATAAGAACGCAACCCGGTGCACCGTCAGTCCCGCTCGTTCCTGCTCCGCCTGCTCCTCCAGATTCTGATGAATAAGTTGCGTTGAGCGTTACAGCGCCTACACCGCCGCCGCCACCGCCACCGTGTCCGCCGTGTCCACCAGCGCCGTATATAGTCGGTGCTATAATTGCATCTGGAGTTCCACCGTTTCCTCCTGTGTAGCCATGAATTGTTCGCAGGCCGCCACTGTTCATAATGGCATTTCCGCCATCCGAACCATTTATGCCATACGCAGCGCCACCGCCGCCACCGCCAGAACCGCCTACAACGGTTCCATCTCTTTTGGTTCCACGAACGCCAGTTCCACCCTTTCCTCCGAGATATGTTAAAACATCGCCTCCCGGACTGCCGCTCACCTTTTCATCGGTGCTTGGAACACCTCCATCACCGCCATCTGCGCCTGTGATTCCATCGGTTCCCCATACACCATACGTTATTCCCATTGTCGGTTCAGAAAATCCCTCAGAAGATGATGCGCCATCTTGCGATGTATATCCCGCGAAAGAAGTGTCCGTGCCAGCTGTTCCTGCATTCACAGTATCAGAGGAATATTCTCCGCCTACTCCTTTAACGCCGATTTTTGCATTGAATTGATCGTTTGGAGTTACTTTCAGTTCGATAGTATAAATTTTTCCGCCCTTGCCTGCGGTTCCTCCTTTTCCTCCTTTTCCTCCTTTTCCGGGGCGTGGAGTTCCGTTGGTATTGGTAGCTTCATCTGTACTTTCGCCGTTTTCACCGCGTTCGCCTGAATCGCCGCCTGCACCGCCGCCAATCAGAACAATACGGACACTTGTAACTCCATCCGGCACAGTCCACGTCCCGTCTTTGGTCAGAACCTCAACCGTATCGTAATACTCCTGTTCGCCGATATCCTGCGGCTTATATCCAACTAATACGCTTTCCTGCGCTGCCAGTTTTCCAGACACGGTAACGTCTGCGCTTTCAACACATCCGGTCACTTCACCGCCGTAAGGGTGCGAAATCTGCACCACATCGCCGGGAGTTTCGCGTTTGATAGCGATTTTATTATTGATGCGCTCATTGTGGCTGTAATATTCGGCAAGGCGTTCCGCAACGGCGTTTGCGTTTACCAGAGATACGAGCGTTGCGTTCTCAACCTTTACCGTGTTGTCCGACTGTTCAACCAGACTGCGACTGCGGGTGTTTGTCGGGGTGATAATCTGCCGCGTAACATGGGTGTACTTCTTGCCATTCAGCACACCAGAACCAGCGGTAACGATAGCGTAGTTTGCGCCGCTTTCTGTGATTTCAAAACCTGTGGCTTCGAGGTCATAGCACGGGTCGTCAAACGTGATCTTATCGCCCGCTGAGGTCGTGCCGTTGAACAGTTCCGTAACTTCCGTTGTGCTCTGCGAATAGGCGTGCTCGGTAACGATAACTTCCGTAACCGGCGTTGCATACTCCACCGAGCCGCCTGCGTACATTTCGCTTGCGGTGATTTCGCTCGACTGTCCGTCCCACAAGCCCTCGATACGGATTGCGCCATTGTAGTCCACTTTCAGCGTTGCGCCGATAGCAAACAGCACTTGTGCGAGGTTTTCGCGCCGTGTTGCGATAGGCAGCCAGCCATACAGCTTGATGTTGGCAATGTTCGACTTCACATAGCAGGTCAGCGGTGAGCAAATGTCCGTACAAACTTCGCGCACGGTTTCGCCGGTATAGATACCGCCGTCGTGGTAGGTTTCATCCAGCAGGCCAACGGTCGAGGTGCAGGTAAAGTGGTAAGTGTTGATAGAGGTGCGAGAGATCGTCTGCACATAAAAAATCCCCATCTGATTTCCGTCATGGTAGAAAGTCAGTGGGGTGTTACGGATAAACTCCGTTAAACTGGTATCGTCCGACTGCACATCAAATGAAAACGTGTCGATTTCCAGCGAGGCACTGTTCAGCGGACGCGCATAGTACGCATTTCCGCTGATTACATCGTGTGCATCGAACGTGCGGTCAAGATATGTGATTGTATTGGTTCCCATGTGTCACGTCCTTTGCGGTGCCATTGCGATAAACTGAACGGAAAGCCCCGTCCAGTATGCTTCTCCGGGTTTCTTGCGAATGAGGTTATCTTGTCCAGCAGTAACATATGCGTTAAACGTAAGCGTGCTCTGTGCATACGGAACAACAATTCTGTGACTGTCCTGCGGTGCACTCAGAACCTCGTACAGCGCATCGTAGTCGCCGTACTTGCCAACTGCGGGAAGAATCGTAATCTCGTAGTTGTAAAACGTACCGATAATGTCGCGAATCATTGCGCCGCTGAGCGTTCGCTCTGCGTTCTTGCCGTCAAGCACCTGAAATTTACGGGCAAGGCTTGTAACAAGGACGTTGTACTTCTTTCCGTCTACGGTAAGTTCCATTTATGCACCTCCTGTTACAAGGCTCACGCCGCGCCGCCGTGTTTCGCCGCTGTTGTACGGGCCGGTAATGCGTGCAAACTTCGCGCCGTCGATGTACAGCTCGATAGGTTGACTGCTGTTGACCGTGCCGCCGCGTGCGTCCAGTGCCGCGTTAAACGCATCAATCATGGTAGACAGCGGGGTTTCCACGTTCACGCCGCTTTTCTGATCGCCCAACAGAGCGAGAAATTCACTGTTCGGGCTGATAACCGCACCATTTGCAAGCGCAGGGATATCGCTCGTAGAAAGCGCAACAGGTCGATCGGCATTGCCGAGACTGTAGGCTCTTGTGGACGATGCAGATCGTTTGCTTGCAGCGTTGATGTTCTTATACACCATGCCAATGCCGATAGCCAATGCAGCAGCCGCCGCGATAGCACCCGCTGCGCCGGTTACTGCACCAAGTGCAACAGCCAATGCAGCAACAGCGGCAACAATTCCGTAAATAACGGTTGTTGCACGTTCCAGAGGAGTAAGATTGCTCCATGCCCTCATAATTCCGACAGTCAGCGTAATTACAAGAGCCAATACAGCCGTCAGCGGGCTAATTCCGGAGACTACCTTTCCGATTGCCGTTGCCATAGACGCAAGCTGCTGAATGATAGAAGCAATTTTGAACGCTGCAACAAAGCCAATTACTGCGTCAGTGAGAAGTGCAAGCAATGTCTTATGCTCCGCAAGGAACTGAATCACGCTTGCAAGCAGGTTAATTAAGCCCGGCAATCCGGTTTGAATTACCCACGTCAGCATCGGAAGGACAACATTTTCGTACAAATCACCCAGTACATCACCGAGCGAATCCGCAAGATTCTTGATCGCTTGCAGGATATTCCTGATAGATTCCATAAGCGGCTCAAAGTTAAGATGTGACGCCCATTGTGCAGTAGCTTCCGTGATTCGGTCAATAAATCCGAGGATAGAATCAACAATGCCGAGAATTGCTTCCCAAATTTGCACGCCATTATCGTTCTTCTCCCACGCTTCCTGCAATCTCTGTGCGATATTGCCAATCGCGTTTGCAATATTGGTGACGATAGAAATAATATGTCCCATTATGCTTTCGCCCAAACCGGCATCATTCCATGCCGTTAGGAATGCCTGACCGATGGAATTTACAAAGCTAACAACATTCGTAATCGCCGCCATGATAGCCTGCAGCATGATTTGACCCGCGTTACCATCGTTCCATGCCGCAATGAACGCTTGACCAATAGAGGTGATAATCTGAATAATCGTGTTCAGCAAGTTCATAATTGCTTGCAACATCTGTTCGCCCGTGTTGTTCGTGTTCCACGCATTGGTAAATGCCGTTGCAATGGCGGTAATCAGGTTAAAGATGGTTTGCAACAGCAGTTGAATGTTGTTAAGCGTTTCAAGTCCGGTTCCGTTCGTCCAGATTGCCATAAATGACTGACCGATAGCGGAAACCATGTCTTTCAGCGCAGAAAGAGCGTTCTTTGCGCTTTCAATAGTCTGCTGTCCGTACTGCGCCCACGAATCCTGAAATACTTTCCAGAAGTCAGTGAGCCATTGCGGTGTCTGATTTTTTACTGCGGAATAATCCGTATCAAACTTGGGTGCGCTCGGGTCGGTCGTGTTACTGCTGTTATTGGTTAATTTCTGGACTGTATCGAACGATGCAAGGGCCTTTTCAGCTTTCTTCGCAGACGATGCCGTGGAATCCAGTGCATCCGTTTGATTATTCAGTTCCTTTGCATTTTCCTGTGCCTGCTGTGCGGTCGTACCGAACACAGACGCGATAAACTGCGCCATCTGCGCCGTTACCTGTGCAAGAGCCTGCATCAGCTTATTCAGCCACGGAATGATAGATTCATAGATAGGCTGGAACGCCGTCAGCAGGTTACTTTTCACCTGTCCAAACGACTTTGCAAATGTTTGGTTTGCAATCAGAGCCTTGCCCAAACGGTCAGTCATTGCCGTAAGCGCTTTGGAAATCAAATTGAAGAACAACGCGCCCGCAACGATAGAACGCAGACGTACACCGAACGACTGCACGCCGCCCGTTGCTTTCTTCATAGATTTTTGGCTGGAACGTCCGAAATTGGCGAATTTGGCTTTGAGCTTGTCAATCGCTGCGCCCAATTTGCCGCCGAGAAAATTTTGCAGACTTCCGACAGACGTTTTCAAGCCAGCGCCTAAACCCGCAACAACTCGTTTCAGTTTAGCCATTTTGGAATTTGTCTGACTTACGAAGTCGTTCATTTCCGACTTGGACTGTTTCAGCCCGGCCTTCATGTTCTCTAACTGCGTCGTCTCATTGGCAAGGTTTTGCCGCACATTCTGACCGGCGCTGCTCATCGTGGACGATTGCTTGATCTCGGCAAGCTGTTGTTTCAGTTGTGCCGCTTTATCATCTGCGTTTCGCAGAGCTTCACCTAATTTATCCGATTCAGCAACAAGCGAATTCAGCTTTTGCGCCGATTCCGAGAATTCCTCCTGTGGGATTGCGCCCGTTGCCGCCTGTTTCAGTTTGGTGTTGTAATCGATCTGAGCCTTTTCAATCTCAGCGTTTACTTCATCCAACCGAGCAGCCAGACGTGCGGCTTCTTTCTCCGTTGCTGCAAGGTCGGCTTGCATTTTAATGCCCTTCGTGCCGCCAGCAGCTACCTTGTTCCACTGTTCAGCAAGTTTTTGTACCTTTGCGGCTTGTTTATCTACGGCGGCTGATTGCTTCTCAATGTCTTTAGTCATTTGTGCAATCTGCTTTTTCGCTTGTTCGTCGCTTACAGTAGCGTCGATTCTGATAGAGCCATCCGCCATTTATTCACCGCCTTTCTAATTGATCTGCGCCCAAAAAGCGTCAATAGCTTCCTTTTCCTCTTCGGAAAGTGCGGGTGCAGGGGTTAAATTACGTTTGAGACGTTCGTATTCCTGTTTCTGTTTTCCCTTCATTTTGCTTGTGTCCGTGCCTCTGATTTGCAGGGCATGAGACATTGCCGAATCTTCGTTAAGGCTTTCCATCATTGCCATAAACTCAAACCAGTGCAGATTGACCTTGTGCAGCTCAATGCCGAACGTCTGCCGGAACGATGCGTACAACCGTGCAGAATCGAAATCGAACCACATCATGCGTTTACCGCCGGGTTCAATCTCTCTATCGTCGCCACAGCGAACAAACCACTGCAAACCTTCCAGTGCAATGTCAATGGGTGGCATTCCTGCTCCGTAAAGCAAGGATAATGCCACCCATACACGGTCATTATCGCTTAAATTTGGGTCGTCCAGTGCAAGGGAAATCTGAATGCCGATTCTGTAATCCGTGCGAATCAGATACCCCTTGTAAGAGCTTGGCAGGCGGTCGAGCAGCATGTTAAACACTGCCGACACGCTCCGCGCTGTACTTGCTCATGTTTGCTGCACGCTTCTCAACGTGGCTGTCAATGATGGGGGTAAGCTGTGCGAAGAAATCAAGGAACTGATCGGAGGACGGAAGCACCGCGCCAAACACCTTCGCGCAAGTATTTTCGCCAATCAGCGCGTCGATTTTGTCCCTAACGTCTTTGTCAAACGCCACGATATCGTCCAGAGTGTCCAGAACGTCGCCTTTCTTCTCAGAAATAGCCGTTGCCTTGTCTTTGATTTCATTCAGCAGGTCGAAAAAGCCTTTGACAAAGCTATCATCAGACAGCGGAAGGGAGATCGTCTCTCCCTTGTCGTTGACTTCAATAACCTTTACGCCGCTGTTTACGCGGATACTATCCATTCCTCGTTACCTCCTTATACGGATACGTTCGCAGTGAATACCGGTGCGCCGCCAGTGATTTTAACAGTGCCCGGAATCGGGTCGCCTACATAGTTCAGCGTATATTCCAGCGTCGGGGATTCGCCGCCTGCGCCGCCGTAGGTATCAACCTGTACAGATACTTCCTGTACTTCTGCAACGTAGGTTGCAGTGTCGCTGTCACTGGTAGCATTCCACATGTCCACATTCAGCAGCCATGCGTGGGAATCTGCCAGAGTAGCACGAGCGCGACGCTTCTTGTCGATAAACTCAAACACGTCGTCGCCCTTGGTGCACTGCTGAGAAACGCTCATGGTCGGCTGATAGCCGGTAATCTCAGTAGTTGCAGAATCAGAAATAATGTCCTGCTCAGTCTCGGTCTGTGCACCGTAGTCCGTAGATGCTTCGGTTACGTTCTTGCCGATTCGCGCCCACTTTGCAGTGGAATACTCACCCATTTTATCAGTGGTATCCAGAAAGTGTGCAATCAGAGGACGTTTAATCTTTTCAGTTGCCATTTTTACACCTCAACTTCATAGTTAATGGTTAAGAGAATTTGGTAATCCTCGGTTAAATCTTCGTATCGAGCGATAAGCCCCGCAGGGGTCGTTCGCTCAACAGATGTGACGGTCATTCCCTCGCCGAGATCAGGCGGGTTTTCTTCCGCCCATGCTCCCATCTCATTCAGCAAGGATTCAACGTCGAGACGTTCCTCGCTGTCGGTCGGCAGGGCGCGATACATCACGCCGAACGGGTACTGTGCAGCATATCCGCCGTCAATGTACTGTGCGGTTTTATACGCGCTCTGCACACTGGTAAGCATCATGCCTGACCGTTCCGGCGGGAGATATTCAAACTCGATTTCGGGAGCATAGCCTTTCAGCCATAAAAGAACAGCCCGTGAAACACCGTCTTGTTCACGAGCTGTTACCGTGTTCAGTTTATCATTCATCGGTCAAAATCTTGCACACTCCTTCCCTCCAGTGTCCCTCGTTCACCGCGCGGCTTGCCTCAAACCAGTGCGATTGCGCGTGTTTGTGCACCGCCTTACTGTATTTAAGGTCGCGCTCGGTCAACACCTTGCGCACGCCCTTAGGCGCAAATGTGCTTCCTGTTGCCGGGTCGATCATAACCTTTCTGTAATACTGAAAACGTGCATACGGCGAGGCATACACGATGGCATGCCCGTGCCGCTGCACGTTCATTGCCAGTGCTCTGGTTCGCGCCGGAACAAACGGGTCGGTGTCCTTGATGATCTCCTCAACAAGCCACGCGTTCGCCTTTTCCACGCGCTTATCGAGCAGATTTTTCGGCAAATGCAGTTTCATGGAGTAATAAATCATCGTCCGCCTACCTCCAAATGCTGCAACAGGCCGTAATCATACCGAGAAACGCTCGTAACACGGTACGTTTCGTGCTTCTCACGGCATTTCTGGTAGCTGCCCTCATCCGGCACATCACCACGGGCGAAATAGTCCTTTTCGGGCGATAGCGTAAGTTCGCACGGCAGAGGGATATGCAGCGTGACGGAATCCGCGCTGTTGAGTGCGGTTTTCGTTGCCGCTGTGCCTCTGGTGCTTTCCAGCAACACTCCTGTAAGCACTGTTCGGCCGGACGGCTGAAAGATCGTCACAGTGTGCGGTAATTTCATGCTGTCACCTTTGCCCTTTCAAACTGTGTCGGCAATTCTGCCGCTTCGGAAAACGCCTTGTATTCGCGCCGTAACGCTTGCAGACGAATCTTTGCATTGTCGGCTTGCTCGGTATCCCCGGCAGCTTCAAACGCCATCCTACGCCGTGTCTGCTTCCGCATAGCTGTTTCCAACTTGCGCTGCATCTGCGTCGCTTCGTAGGCGGTGTAAGTCTTGCCCTGATACTCAAACGGTGGCGGGTCGATGTTCTTTAGTTCATCGTCCGTATAGACGCGCTCAGAAACGCCCTCTAAAAACGGATGCCGATGGTGTCTACAGTTACTTCCTTCCAGACCGTCAACCTGTCCCAATCCGCAAACCTTGTAGATATTCGGGTACTTGCTGCCGTCTTTCGTGGCGTATACCTTGCCTTGCCAGCGCTTATGGTTTGACCAAACGTGCGGTTTGTCCTTATCGCGTGCTCCACGATGGGCGGTCACTTCGTATAAGTCGGTTTCCAACACTTCAGCCGCTTCTTCGGCATACTTGGATGTAACCTGATTCAGACCGGTTACAATAGCACGCCGCGCCGCAACGTCAGCATGGTTCATCCAACCGGACGCATAATCAACGGTACGGATACCGCTGTCAGCCAGTTCCCGAACAGCATCTTCAAGCGCCTGTTGCACAGTAAAGCCGCCGGAGTACACCTTCATTTCTGCCTTATCAAGCACAGCCTGATAGGCTTTAGCGATAGGGCGGAACACGATTTCGCCGTTCGTCTGCACGGCAAAACCCAAAGAACGGGTAATGTTGCGGTACTCATCGAGCATTTGCTTGCGAATCAGTTCAATTTCTCGTGCTGTCACGATTTCAAGTGGCATTGTAATACCTGCCTTGTCGGACAGCTCACCGTAATACTCACGGTTCAGCTTTACCGCACGGTCAAGCGCATCCTGCACTTCCTCTGTGCTGGTCTTGGTATGATTTGCGATACGCCGTTCGATGGTATCCATATCCAGACCGTATGCTTTCAGCGTGCGTATGTCGTTGATCGTTACCTCGTTCAGTTCGCCGGTCAACTTGAATCGGGAGCAAATCTCACGCAACAGGTCATCTTCCATTGCAAGGATTGCTTTCACAAGCGGTTTAGGCGCGTTTTCAAGGTATTCCGGAGTAATAGGATACTTCATCAGCCGATACCGCCATAGAGTAAGCCAGTACCGCACAAATACTGTGCGATAAGTCGTTTTTGCCGATCTTCAATGCTCTGCACCTGTGCAGCAATAGCAGAGTTAGCGCCGTAACTGCGAGACCACGAGCCGACACTCTCAGAGGATACCGCGCCGCCGTCCGTAGAAAAGACGGCGGTTTCTGCGGTTTCCTGATTGTGCATGACTTCTGCCAGCGCACAGTTAAGGCGTTTTACTCGGTGCATTACAGTGTCACTCAGAACGCCGTCAGAGCGTCCGAGTGTTGCGCAAGAGATAATATCCGCCGCTCTCCCTGCTACGCGGTCGTAATCCTTCTCATCAATCAGATTGCCCTTGTAGCAGGTGCGGTAAAAGTCATAGTTTGCGTACACGGCGGATTGCTCCTTTCTTTACGACGGCAGGGTTACAGTTGCAATGTACAGGCCGTTCGGGTCGGTCAGAACCGGGATAAACATACCGGATGCCTTAGTCCAGATTGCAACCGGGTCGGGGGTCTGCCACTGGGTCATGGTGATGTACTGGTTCTGCGATGCCGCAGTAAATGCGCCCTGTGCTTCCTCTTCCGGAGTTACACCCCACAGACCAGCGCCGAACGAACCGTTTGCCATGGTTGCGAGGAACGCAATCTTGTCCTTCGGGAAGTAGCGCTGAGTGGTCAGCGTGCCGTCTGCCTTTTCGTAGTTGTAAACCTGATCGTTTACAGTGATGCTCTCGATGCCGAACAGACGGGAGAACAGGCTCGTAATCTCGTCCTGAGTTGCCAGACGACCAGCGAAAGCAGAGCCGAAAAGCGCGTTCTGGATAACAGCGCTCTTAGCAAGCAGGCTGAGAACAGCAGAGCTGGTGACGATCTCACGCAGTACACGGCCGGTTGCAATAGCAGCGTCGCGCACGCCCTGAATATCGTCGAGGATGGTCTTTGCCTTTGCCTCGGTAGACCAATCGAAAGCCTTGTTCGTATGGTCGGTCGGAACGCCGAAGTCAATAGTGGTATTGACGTGGTTCTCGTTGATGGTCATCTTGCCGGTTGCAAGCAGTTCCTGCTTTGCCACCTCGGTACGGGTCTTTACACCCTCAGCCAGACGTGCCATATCGTCAAAGATATAGTCGAGAATCTCGTTGTTGGTGTTTACGCCGTGGTTGCGGAGCAGGCGGACACGCTCGGAAAGGTTGATCTTGCGCTTGATGAGCAGCTTCTCAACGGTTACGATGCTTGCGGTCGGACGGGAGCCGATCTGTGCCTCTGCGTCGAGTGCATGCACGGTTGCCATGGTCGGCAGGTATGCACTGTCAGACATAGCGAGGTACTTTGCGGTGATATTCTGCGTCTTCTGGTCAGGAAACAGGCGGTCGCCGGACAGCTCCGGACGTGCAATGTTGAAATTCTGACCGAAGTCCAGCAGCTCAGCTTCTTTCAGCAGTTCTACAAATTCCATAGGTTATTACTCCTTTACGCTCTGGTGGTTTCCGGCGCGTTAACAAAAACAACGCCGCTCTTTTCGAGGGTGGACTTTGCGCCAGTCTTGGAGCTATCGTCCGCGCTCGGCTGTGCGGGCAGGCGGTTTGCATATACACGGCCAGCAACAATAACAGCAGCTACACGGTCGCCGTTGGTTACGTCCACATCCTCAAACACAATGCCCTCTGCGGTGTTGTCGTTCAGCGGGAAGATAGTGCCCTGCTTAACAACCTTCCGATTGCCATCAGCAGTGCCGAGGGTTGCAGGAATGAGACGGGTCTTGGTAATCAGACCAACTTCGCTTGCGAGGATAGACGGCTTGCGTGCACCGTCAACTTTGTTTACATAAGTGCCCATAGGTTATTTACTCCTTTCCCTTGGGTGCGAACTGTGCGGAATACCGCTGTGCAGCCAGACCGGCAGCACTTACCGCATGCGGTGCGGGATTCTGAATCGGATTTGCAAACGTCGGAGCAGGTTTTTCGCTCTGAAATGCTGCCGGGTCGGATTCCTGCTGCTTTTTGCAGTAATCGTCAAAGCCGGTCAGCGTGCCGTCTTTCATTTCCAGTTTGTTTGCGGTCAGGTCAGCGATAAATGCCTTTTCTGCCGCCTTGGAGGTAAACTTAATACCCTTTGCGGTGATACCGGCGCGTACTGCGTCCGCATAATCGCGGGCATCGAGCTTGCTCTGGAATTCTGCGGTGTCGGTGTCGTACTTCTTCTGCAGGGTGTCGAGCTTGGTCTTCAAGTCGTCCGCGTCACCCGCATTCTTCTTCAAGTCCTCAATGTCCTTGTCGCGCTGGGTGAGCTGCTCGCGCAGGTCTGCAACGTCCTTCTTTGCGTCTGCCGCCTGCGACTTGTATTTCTCAACATCCTTGCCGTTCAGTGCAAAAACCTTATCTGCCTGTTCGTCAGTCAGACCGATTTCTAACAGTTCTTCTTTCTTCATGTGTGTACTCCTTTCAGATTAGGCGTTTTAGGTGGTCGCCGTCACCGATCTGCCTGCACTTTTAGGCTTGCAGGATAGCCAATTTCCGTAGTTTAATGCCGTTGCGGGCATGAAAAAAGCGCCTTACAGCGCTGGATTCACTTTATCAAAGTGGGTTATGCGATTATCAAAGTCGATTTGCTAACAGTTTGATTATTCCTCGCCCTCTGTTAGCTTTTCCGCGTTCGGCATCATTGCCCGCGCTTCTTCCTCGGTTACGCCGTACTTCTTTGCAATGTACAGCTCGCCGCGAATAAGACCGGCAGAAACGTCATTGCGCATATCCGCAAGTTCTTTCTGCTTGCTCTCGGTGTCCTGCACAACGCCGTCTCCCCAATCACACTGCAAGTCCCAATCACCAGCAGGTGCAAGACCGTAAAGCGTGGTGTATACGTCCATGCCGTACAACAGGCCGTTCAGAGCGTGTTCAAGTGCCGCCTGCGTATCCCTCACAGTGACGTACATTGTCTGCTTACTGGATACAATCTCGGTTGCGGTTGCGTTTACCGTCTGAGGGTCGGACAGCGTTCCGAAAGACAAGCCGCAGTTCAGCTCGATCATCTTCAAGGTGTCTTGGAAGCCCTTGTATAGTGCATCATTGCGGAATGCCGGTGAAAACTCCTGATAGAAGTCTACGTTTTCAAACGGCATCCGGCGGAACAGACGGTCACGGAGCAGCGGGTTCGTGTGCGATAGTCCGTGCTCATCTACAACGCGCTGTGGAATCGCAGAATCACTCATCAGGATACGACGTTCGCCGCTTTCATATTCCCATATGAGACGTTCCCACTGCTGGTCAGCCTGCCGGATGAGGTCAACTGCTGCGCCGCTGTAAAGCGACACACCGAGCGGGCTTTCCGGCTCGATGTTGTTTGCAATCGGCACTTTGAAAAAACCGAAAAGCGGGCGTTCTACGTTCTGAATCGTCGTTTCCGGCGCAATCTGTGCCCAGTCCTCTACAGTATTCAGCGGTACTTCCGAGCCGATACTACCGTTCTTGTCGGAGTTGTACGCCTTGTTCTTGATGGTGTACACGCCGCTTTTCAGTTCGTGGTACTCCAATTTGGTATAATATCGGTTCTTTTCTCGCTTGGTATCCGCGAACACTGCCGCTGTGATTTCGCCGTTGCTGTCAACACTGACCGGGTATGCGCTGCCGACTGTGTTAAAGTCCACAAGCACACGGTTCTCTGATACAAACGGCTTGTAGAAGAAACCGCCGACCGAGAGGCCCTTTTCAACGTCAATTCGCATGTGCGGAATCATACCGCGCAGGCTTTCGTTTAGGAACTCTGCTCGTGCGCCGCCATCAACAGTGATGGTGCTTTCAATGGTGGTTGGACGTGCTACTGATCGGCAGATAGCCGACGGCAGGCCGCAAGACGTAACATTCCGGTTGCCGTGCTGACCGAGCCACTCGGCATCGTCCATATACATCCGTCGCCACAGGTCAATGTTTGACTGCATCGTGGAATCATAGACCGCCGTCGCCCCTGTCAGTTCTTCAATTTTGTTTGCCGGAATCATTGCTTGCCTCACCGCCTTTATTAACTGCTTCAACCGTTCAAACATTCACAAGCCCCCTTGCTCTAACCTCTCGGCGCACTATCGTCTGGAAGTAATAGCGTGATGCGTCCATATCATGGTCGAACTCCTTGATAACCGCATCTTCGGGGGATTTATCGTCCCACATATACATGCCGAATTCGTCGATTGCTCCGGTGCAGCTTGCATTGTACTGTGCATAACCAGCAGCAAGCAGCGTTCCCATCAGGCGGATACCATCAAGCACGCTGTTGTCTGCGTCACGCACACGGAATTTACCGTGTCTGCGGATTGTTTCCTTGAACGATGCAGCCGAGGGGTCAATAATGATCGCCTCGATATACTGACCGCCGACGAACGTTTCAAGATCGGCGTAGTATTCCTCATCTGTTTTCTGTTTCTTCTCCTTGCGGCTGTCGTGCCGATACGCACGCACGCAAGTTGATTTGCAGGTCATTTCATCAAACCGCCAAAGCTGGAACACGGTCGGGTTAATCGTGCCATAGTCACAGGACACAAACCAGCGATTGCCGGAACCTTCACCATCCGTAACGTGCAGTTCGGTCGAGAACATAGGATAAACCAGACCCTCTGCAACACGTCGCATACCGAGGATATCACGCTGATACCAGATGCTCTTGCGGTCGTATGTCGCAAGGATTTCTTTCAAGCGTTCATCCGATACAGAAAGGTTGTCTGCAATGGTGAAATGTCCGTAGTTAAAACCGTAGTTTGGGTTCTCCCGCTGCTTCTCCATATGGAAGTTGAGCACGTCTGTGTAGTACGGGTGGTTCTCGCCCTTTGGGTTAAGATCGTGATAAATACCACGGTCGCCGCTCGTCATGGTACGGTCAAAGACTTCCTGCACAAACTTAGGGTGGCACTCGTTTGCCTCGGTGATATACGCAAGGCCGTAAGTGTTACCCTTGATGTTCTTTTCGTCACCGTCTTTACGACCGCCGGATACAAGCACGATCTTCTCAGCGCCGTTCCGCGTCTTGACGTAGATGCAGTCTCGGTTCTGGTACTTACCTACCCGGCAATTCTGCTTGCCGAAATAGTTAATCATGCCGTAACCGTCGCAGTCGATGATATTAAGCATTGCCGACGCAGTAGAAACGCCTGCAATGAGGTGGAATCTGTTCGGGTGCTTTTCCAATCGAGCGCAGAACGCCGTTGTTTGCAATACGTTCTTACCGCCACGCTTGCCGCCCTCGGCCACGTTGAACCAGCTATGAAGGGATTTATAGAAATAATCCACTTGTTTTTTCGTGAACGGTGCGGGGATATTATCCATCTTCAAAATCCTTTATGTCTCTGTCCGGTGCAGGCTTCATCAGCATATCAACGAGCGGCTGCACGCCGTTGTCGTTGTCGCTTTCCATCGGCGCAGGGGTATCGCTCTGCCCGAGGTACTGCCTACCTAACCAGATCAGCATTTGTATATTTCCACCTTTAGCCGCCTGTACCTGCCAGTGTCTCAAACGCAAGCGCATCTGTGACACGCCGCGTACATAAGCCGCCCTTACATCCTTGCGATTCAGAAAGTTTCCTCTCGCAAAGTCCAGAGCGTCCGCAATGTCCGCTTGGGTGTTGCCCTCTGCGGCAAGTTCTTCGACAGCTTCAAGATCAATTACTTTCTTCGGTCTGCCTCTCGGCATTTCATAACCTCCTTTCACCCAATAGAAAAGCACCGAGACTTTCCCGGTGCTTTGTCTGTTGAGTTGTGTTTGCTTAGGTCGAGGACGAGCGAGCGCCACGAGCGCCAGCCGCACGACGGCCAACCGCTACGCTACGACGGCGCACACCGCCAGAACGACCACGGTTTGCAAGTCTGCCACTACCATAACCACTACCCATGCTTCACACCTCCTTTCAAATATACAAAAAGGACTATCTTTCGCAGATAATCCTTTCCGTTATATTTATTCACCAATGATTTTGCTCAAATATTCTTTTGAGCCTTTGCCGATTCGCGCAAACTTCATATCTTCGGTTTTAATCGGACGCTTGACCGCCCGCGCGAATTCCTTGCCTTCGATATACTTTAGATCAGTATCGAATTCGAGAGATTCAAGAAATTCCTCTTTCTGCGCTCTGCTGGTAAAGCAGATACAACACCAATATTCAGTGTCGCACATATCGCGGAATCGCTTGTTCTCAGCGCCCATGCGCTCACGGAAACTCTTTTCTACGTCTCCCAGCTCATCGAGGCACTCGCTTTCGAGCTGCTCTAATTCAATGTGATCGTCTTTTGTTTCCTTAACTTCGTCGTCGTTCCAATATCCCATTACAGTTCGCCCCTCCTGAATAACTCCAACTCTGCCAGCGGGAACCATGTGATAATCTTCTCGTAGTCCCGCGGGAAATTCTCCTTGATCGGCTTTAAGAACCGATAATCAATACCATCGAACGTTCTGCCGAACAGCTTATAGTCTACCGGCAGGCGAACACCGCTTGCATCAAATTCGCGCAGCAGGTCGGCCTTTACCCAGTCGAACACCGGATAGAACCGCTTTGCATTGTGGTTGATCGCTCCATGTGTTTTCATGGCGATACGCCGCATAGGACTATCTGCCATTCTAACGCCGGTCGCAGTGTATACGCATTCCGGCAGGCGCTTGCATTCGCGGATGATCTCGCCAATTTCGGCATCGTCATATTCTTCGCCCGGCAAGTCCAGCGCCTCGATCTTGGTTACATGATCCGGCGACTGGAAGACCAGATTTCGCAGCAGCCGGTACAGTGATCTGTGCGGCAGTCTGTAAATGTGAGTGCCGAAAAAATCCTCATAGTATGCGAGGCTGTTTTCAACAAACTCCAGACCCGGCACAGTGTAACAATAATACGGGATTACATGCTTGAAATACTTTCTCAACTGCAACCACGCTGCAATGCTGTCCTTACCTGTGGAAAATGCTAAGATCGCGGTATCGCATTCCTCTGCCATAGTGCGGCAAAGGCTTTCGCCGCTGCTTGCATCTACTCTATCATACACTACGCTTTGTCCTCCTCTTTGTCTCGCTCCATCTGACAATCAATCGCACGGGCGATAAAGCCATTCACGCTTTCGCTCCGGCCTTCCACATGGGATTTGATCTCTTCTTTCTTGCCTTTCGGCAGGGTCAAATTAACTCGGTCATAAGCCTTGTTGATGTACTTATTGGTTGCTTTCTGCTGTGCCTTGCTGGATGGCATATAACAGCACCTCCTAACGATAGCTATTATACGCCTAAGATATATTTGTGTAAATATACACAATCCACAAATATACTTGCGCAAATATAGTTATTTCGCCAATTGCTATACTTGCGCAAATATATTATACTATAGTCACAGTAAAGGAAACGAACACCGAAAGGAAGTAATCAATATGTTAACTAACCGAGAAACCAACGCAGCAATCAAGCGCGAACTGAAAGCCGCAGGCTACAACACCAAGTCCTTCAAGGTATCCGTTAAGGATTGCGGATACAGCACCAGCGCACATGTTACGATCAAGGACCCGACCGTAAAGCGCAGCGACATTGAAAAGCTGCTTGCTCACTGGGACGAGATCGACCGCGACGAGCGCACCGGCGAAATCCTCGCAGGCGGCAACTTTTATATGTTCGTCGATTACGAGTACGGCCTGTTTGATGAGGTATCCGCCAAGTATATCGACGAGGCGGAAAAGGTGCTCAGAAGCGCCGATGACATCGTAACGGTTCGCCCCGGTCTCTTGTACTATGACTACCGCCTGCACGACAACAAAAGCCGTTGCACCGCCATTGGCGGAGCGAAAGAACTTGCTAAGTACATTTACCTGTATCAGCAGTTCGGCACGATCGGCGCTTAAAAGGTTCTCGCGGGTTCACCCTTAAAGCCCGCACCCATAAATTTTTTATTTTGGAGGCTACACACCATGAACACCATCAAACACACCGAGTACAAACACAACGTCCGCCGCGTTATCCTCGACACCTGCGAACTCACGCCGGGCAAATACGAGACTATGCTCCTGTACCCCAACGGCCACGAGATTGCCTGCCGCACGGCACGCACCGAGGCGGATGCAATCGCAGACTTTGACGAGCTGCTGACCGCCTACCCGGCAGACACCAAGCCCGCAGCACCCAAGCCGCTTACCGGCAAGTACGCCAAGCTCCGCGACGATCTGCGCAAGGTGTACGAGATCGGCAAAGCCGCAGCCGCACAAGTTGAGGACGGCGGCACCTGCAATTTAGATGCTCCCTCGCTCCTGCTCCCGCGCTGGCAGTCCGCCAAGATTGAGCAGGCTTGCAAGGAGGCCGGATGCGGCTGTTTTGAGTGGAAGTGCTTTAACCGGCGTTGGGTTATCTGCTTCCACATTCCCGGTCAGGCATACAAGCGCGAGACCGCTGCCGAGGTAATGACCAAGGCGCTTGCTGATATGGGCTATGATGCTCTCACATACTGTCAGATCGACTAAGGGAGCCTCACCGCTCCCTCTCATTCTCCCGCCCGGCTCACGCGCCCGCGGCGGAACATATTGACACTACCCCACACATCGGGGTACAATTAGCACAGCAGAGCAAACCCTAAAGTCCTGCATATCGGACTTACATTATGATACACTATACCCAACAAATCAAGGAGGAAAAATATCATGGCAGATTTAAGAGTTTGGGACAACGCAGGTAACATGATTCCCAACAAAACCGTACAGGATTGGATTGATTTTTACAAGGCGCAGGGCTACAGCGGCAACTTTTTCATCAACAAAAAGTGCTATGATTTCTTCACTCTTTCCATCCGCACTCCCTACGATGTGGACAAAACCAAAGTTGTAACCAAAATCGACGATGGTTATTACGGCACACCGGGCATCATCACCGAGTAAAGGAGGCCGCAAAATGAAAATCCAAGTGATCAAGGACTACACGGCGAATTTTGAGGGCGATGTTTATACCATCGACCTCAGCCGCGGATTTGGGGGATTCGAACCCGGAGATTTGATCTGTTATGCTTGTCCGTTCTCGCCTGCTATGCCGCTGCAGCTCGAACTTGCAATTCGTGCAGACGGTTCTTTGATCTTCCGAAGCTGGAAATTTATCGAGGGCGAAGGAAACCATTACCTTCACACGCGCGAGCTTTCCGAGGCCGACTGCAAAGGCATCCAAACGCCATTCATTCCAACCGAAGCGCAAACCGATACCGTGAACGGCCTGTTCTCAGGCCGCATCAAGTTTGAAGGTCTAAAACTTGCGGTAGGCTCTACTCTCCAGCGCATTTGCCCTATCGACTTGCAGCGCGAAGAAAAGCTGACCGGCGAAAAGATTTATCTTGCATGATTGTATCAATGCTACAGCAAACCCCGCTCACCAAAGCCATAAGGTGAGCGGGGTTTACCATTATACGACTGTTTCGGTTCCGCAGGGCTTGCACCTGCTTGCAGCAACTATGCAAACCGGTATACCTCCACAGGGAGGTATGAACGCTATCGTCGCGTCTGTACGTCGGGCTTTTACCGAGGCTTGCGCCGCTGTCCAGAACGGTTGTATGAAATCCAGAGAGGTATTACCTCACTTTCGCAAGTTTACTTGTGTTTCCGTCCTGATGATTAGGTATGCTTATCGCAAGAGATAAACAGACTGTCGCTCATTTGCAGCGTGTACTTAGCTGCCCGAAAGCGGCTTTTTCGGCTTTGTAACTTTGTACCGGTGGTTTTGCTCTCGGCTCTCTAAGTCCGTGTGAGTGCTTATCCGGTCAGCACTCGCCCTCTCATTATGGGCTGTTCGGCGTTGCTCTCCGTCGTGTCGCAGTTGCTATCGGTCTGTAATCCGGCTGATTCCCTCGTAAGGTTACAGCGGGGAGCGACCCCAGTCGCGGCGTGCCTGCAAGCACCCGCTGAACTCTGCAAAGCTGTTGCAGCAGCTCCGCATACGTTCGGAAACAGATTGTCCGTCTTTCCGGACTGCCAGAATCATTATCGCCTTCGTTGGAGGCGTTGTGCTCCTTCCGCCTCATGCAGCTTCGGGAACAGATTGCCTTGCACGTCGTCCACCATGCAAGGCTTGCAAAAGTCCGCCATGTTGACCTCGGCTAAAAAGAATTCCATACGTTACCCGTCCGACCTCACGCAGTCATCCGGGCATATCGGCGTGCCGCGCAAATGACACGCCAACGATAGAAAGGATAATCAATGCCTTCGTTCCGCGAAAGGCGCTCCGCCGCCCTCATGCAGACTTTGGAGCAGGTCAGCGGCAGGATTTCCCCGCCGCTTAAAACGGGACTTTAGGTAGAAATGGAGGAACGAAACTCCGTGATTCTGCTCTTACGAGCTTTTATCACAATACTATTATAACACCAGTTTTTGTGGTATAGTGTGGTAAGTTTTCCACAGATTCATGCACAATCTGTTAATAACTTCTCCACTTCCCGCAGGGCGCGAACGTGCATCCGTCCCCGCACATGGTCCTCGTTGTAGTGAATCTTTTCGGCGGTCTCTCTCCATGTTCTGCCGTTCACGTAATGTTCGATCAGCAGCGCCCGCAGCGCAGCATCCTGCACCTTAGCCGTGGTGCTGATGATCTCGGCCTTAATCAGTGCAAGCCGTTCCTGTTCTCTCTGTATCTTCTCGCTGAGTGCAAGGTAAGCATCGGCTTTGTTTGCGGTCACGTCACCACCGCCGCCCGGCGTGTCCTTTATCGTTGCCGTTGCGCTTGTCGCCCGCGTCCACGCCCTTACTCTTGCTTCCTCCAATGCTGAGATCGACTTTTCCAGATCAATCCCGCGTCTGAGCCATTCCTTAGTCGTCGTGTGCTGTCACCTCTTCCGTACCAAATTTCGTGTATCGTCTCCGGCGGCTGATCTTAGCCGCTTTTCTTGTGCATTCCGCTCCGGGTTCGCACCCTCTCAGCTTGCCAGTGTCAATCATGTAATGACACGCCCACAGTTTTGACCCATGACTTGTCCCCAGTACCCGTCAAAATGCGCACCCAGCGCATTCGCTTTTCTTTTTCATGCTAATGTTATCTCATTCTCCCGCAGTTCTTCAATCAGATCGTCAATATTGATATAGCCCTTGTCGATACTGTCCGAAATGTAGTTGACCTCATCCCAAACACGCCTTAGACGAACATATCCAAACCCTTCCTTGTCTCGCAGTGCCGTAAACAGTATCGCCCACGCAGAAGTGATTGCAATATCCATTGCTTCCTTCTTGGCCTTGTTCACGTCAGCCAGCGTCGCAGGTCTCCGCCTCGGATTGACCTTCTTTTTCTTCGCCATTTCCGTACCTCCAATTTTCATACCGCCGCATCTCGTCCAGATACTGCCGCATCTCCGCGCTGTATCGCTTCACTCGTCCATCCGCTCCAACATATCAAGGTACTTTCTCGCCATCGCCGCCACCTGAATTGCCTCGCAAGCCGCCGCTTCGGCGTCCTGCTCAACGAAAGCCACATGTTGCGCCGTCGGGATTCCGTCACGGATACGGTGCCAGAGATGCTTCATTGACATTTCGATACTGTCGCATTCTTCCCGTAGTTCCTCGGCTTCCTCCTGCATTACCGCCCATCCCTCGTGCTCCGAGTGAAACTGCGGGAACCGCTCATTTGCGCTTGCAAGTTCCTTATAAACTAACGCTTTTACTTCTGCGCTCACTGCGTTCACTTCAACCCCTCCTTTAACAATTCCTCGGCATACGGCAGGGTAAATACCCAGTCGCAGAAATCGTGCCATTCGTCCAGTTTGTGTCCTCGGCGCTGACTGACCATGTTCAGCAGGTTTTCGTAAGTCAGTGTAACTGTTCTTCGCTGATTGTAGGACTGCGGGAGCAGTTGAATGAGCTGCCACCATGCGATTTTATCCTTGGTCTGGATGTAATCGCTCCTGTATGCGTTTAACGCATCTACGGTTGCTTGAAGCGTATCCAACGCGCGAGGAATCAGATGCTCATGGCTGAAATCATCCAGCATAAATTCCTTTGCCGTAATCTTATGCATGGTGGAGCAGCTATTCGCGGTTGTGCCCACCTTGTAGGTGTCAAACTCCGCAAACCAATAGCGCGGTGCGGTAACGTCAACCGATACGAAAATCTGCCGTAAGAACTTCCTGTGCGACGAACCGGCGCGGATAAGGCGGCGCATGAGGGAGAGATCGTTATCACCGATTGCATAGCACTTATACGGAGTACAGTCATGCTCCTTCGGGTAACAGATACCCTCTCGGTCGATGATTCCGCACTTTCCGCAGTCAACCGCCGGATAGCTGTCGGAGCGTTCCCAGCTATTGAGGGGATTTCTCATTCCTCGGATTGCGTGTTCCCATCCCCATACTTCGGGATGTTCGAATTTAATCATGGTGTTCCTCCTTCCACGAGCTTTTCAACATCTTCACTTACTGCGTTCATCGTTTTCCTCCCTCAAACACAAATCATCGGCGGGTGCGGAATCTCCGTATCTACCGGTTTCCATAGGTGCAGGCAGTACGGATGGTTGTTGATGTACTCCGACTTAGGCGGGTGGAACTGCATAACGCGCTCGTCCTCGCCGAAAAACATGTCCTTAATCGCGCACATCTCGTCCCACGTCGGGCAGCACTTGCGCTGTGCAGAGCCGGGCGAAACGCTGACGTGCTCCCATCCCATGCCGTTGCTTGCGATCACCCGGAACGACTTGCCGCCGACATACACCTTGAAAACACCGTTTCCGCTGTCGCCGGTGCAGCCGTAAAACTCGCGTTCTCTGTCTTTCAGCCGGAACTTGTCCAGTTTGTGCAGGTCAATCATACAGGTTCACTCCCTCAATCTCCGCACGGATTTCCAGATCGTGCAGGTACTCACCCATGTGGCGCTTCTGCTGCTTTAACAGGTCGATGGAGCAGTTCGGCGTAAACTCAAGTACGCCCGCTTCGTACTTCGTCACCATCATATGCAACTTCTCATAGCGTTCCTTCGTCTCGCGGTACTCGCGCTTCATGCGCTCCTGCCATGTGTCCTGTACTGGTGTTGCACTGATTCCGGCATTCTCGTTCATCTTCTTCACCTGCCGCAGCGCCTTCACGCACAGCATGTTAAGTCTCTGGATTACCACCATAGGGATTTCCCGGACCGTGCTTGCATCATTCGCAAACATATCCGCGTACTTGATAGCTTCATCAATCGTCATTTTTCATTCTCCTTTTTCTGCGTATCTGTTTTGCTGCGTCATTAGTCATGCGATGTCACCGTAACCGGAACGATCATCTCTGGCAGGAAATTCACCTCGTAGTGGAACTTGTCCACGTAAGCGCCGCTGACGTCCTCCACAACGTAGATCGTCCAGTCGTTGAGATACACAAGGTGTTTCTTGTAAACGCCCTGCCCGGTCTCGACAGTTACCTCCAGCTCGTTCTCGCTGTTGTTCGAGATGGCGAAGTTGCCGATCAGCTCAAACACCGGCTTGTCCGTACGCGCGTTGATGACTTCCAGACGGCGCGTGACGTTGAAATTGTCCGCCTCCTTCGATATGTTGTACGCAACGCGCTCGCTCTCCCGGCACGCCGATAAGCTGCACATCATCGCACCGCAAAGCAGTGCCGCCGTGATTTTCTTGTTCATTCCTGTACGCCTCCATAATGTTCAACAATGTACTGGTTTGCCGTGGTCTGCGGTGCGGTTTTCCATGCAATCAAGTTGGGTGAATCAGCAATCAGCAAGAACGCGCCAAACATCAACGAAGTCACAGCCAGCAAACCCCACACGGTATCATCGCGGATAAAACCAAAAATCGTTGAAACGATTGCAAGGATTATCATAAACGCGCCAAACACGACAAACACAGTTGCCTTTGTCGTTCCCTGTGCCACAACCTCCTGCACCAGTGTTTCCGGTGTAACGCCCATCTGAGCGGCGATTTCAGCAATGGTCATTCTTCCACCCTCTCATACGTCTTCGCGAACACATCAGGTTTACACGGGTAGTATTCGCCGTTTACGCCCTTGATGATGTAGTCGCCAACGTTCGCAAGCATATTCCCTTCAAGCGTTTTGATGAGCAATGTCTTATCCTTCGACCATAAGATAGTATTTCTTACAGTATAATCCTTTACAGGGTTGCAAAAGCCGTTGATTTCTCCCACGTTCTCGCCCGTCCACCGGACAGCCTCAACCACAATAGGCTTCTTTCTGTACTTCATTCTTCCGTCCCCCAACGCATCGGTCTGCCACACCACGGGCAAAAACTTACCAAACCAGCCCATCTGCCGTTGATAGGCTTTTCGCATCTGGAGCACCAGCCTGCCAAATCATTACCGTATTCCTCCATTTGCGATTTGGTAGCCGGTTCCATAGTAGCCTCTCCGTCGCGCAGCATTCCATATTCGGCGCGAGCTTTGTTGTAGCCAACTTCCCAACCGGCGTTCCACACACTTTCCGCATTGCGCTTGCTTTCTCGCAGCACAAACTCTTCTATTTTTCTATTCATCGTCCGTAACCTCCATCTCTCGAATCAGCCGGTTCAGATACCATCGTGCTTTCTTTAAGTCCTCCACACCGTTCTTGTTCCGGTGCCGCCAGAGGTACTTAAAGGCATTGCACAGGCAAAAGTCCTTTACCGCCTCTGCGCCAAACGCCGCCTGCATCGCGTCGATGCACTCGATGCCGCCGGACGTGTAGTGCGCCGGGCGGTTTACCGGGTCAGCCTTCGCGTCCTCGCTGTGCTCCTCGACTACCTCGCGAATGTCTGGCGTATTGTCCGTATGACTGGCAGCGTGGCATAAAGCATAAGCATCTTCGACAGTCAGGCAGAGGTCAAAGTCTATTTTCCCCTTGTCCTCGGCATCGCAAGCCATCTGTCCAATCTCGTTCAGTAGAATACTCATTTTGCGTTCGTTATTCATGATTACTCCTTTTTCGGTGTCCGGCTTGTCCTCGATCACCTCATAGCCTAATAAGCGAGCAACTTCTTTGGGATGCAACTGCGCGTATGCTAAGCAATCACCAGTTTTTCCGTACAGCTTGCATCCGTAACAGTACTTAAGTCCGTTGCAGTAATCATATACGGCAACGACCATATTGGCGTACACCTTCCCGTCTTTCCTAAATTTCATTGTCTGCCCTCCTGTTCCATGCTTCGGCAGCTTCGTCATATCCGTTTTTAATAACAGCAGGTTGGCCATCTGTCAATTGGATTTCGTGCAACTGCCAGAAATAAATTCCGCACTTTTCACAGCCAACACGATACTTAGCACGCAAAACGGGGTGGTTCGCCCAAACGTCGTATGTTTCGGTGTGCTTACCTTGAACAGTCGCTTTTCCTCCACAAAACGGACAGGGTTTAAGCTCAATCATTGTTTTTCCACCTATTCCATGCCTTAATTACATCCTCAACCGCACTCGTTCCGACGCGCTCGCTGTCGGCTGCAGTCCATGTGGTTGCACCGCATTTGGTGCAGAGCACTCTCACGCCTTTGCTTACAAACAGGCGAGCTTTACCACCACAGAAAGGACAAGATTTAAGTTCAATCATCATTGATTGCACCTCCGTCCATCTTGGCCCCGCAGTTGGGGCAGTAGTTAGGGAGCCAATAGTTCCACTTCGTTGCATCCAGTCCTTCCGTTGACTTCTCTCCGCACAATGAGCAAGTTTCGTCTGCGTTCCACCACCCATGTACCACCGACACAACGTCAGCGGCAGGCAATTTCCCGATAGCGATTTCCGTTTCGCACAATTTACGATACATTGCGTGTTCAAAACCTTTGAACGGCTTAAACTGCTGGAATTCGTTCTCTAAAGAGGTCAAAAGATTGACTGCTTTGTGCTTCTCAATGTATTCAGCCATTGTCCGCACCTCCGTCCTTTCTCTCGCCGTAGCTGCAAAAATTGTCAACACACATCGGCATATAGTTAAATGCACGGCAACGTACAAGGCCTCTCCGTTCTTCTGTGCGATATTTGCAATCCTTGCACCGCACCACTGGTACAACATCGGCAGTGGGAACGTCACGTACAGCCCATACCGGATTAAGCCCCTTTAGATACGCTTCTCCGACTGCATCTTCCGCCGCTTCACGCTCAATATATTCAGCCATTTTCGCACCCCTTTTCCAAATGAGTTGCACTTTTCTGCTTCTCAAAGTAAAACTCAATCGGCTTTTCATTCTCGATCACATTCCCGTAAACTACGCCAACCTTATAAATGTAATTTTCGCGCAGCTTTCTCGGAATTTCCGCGATGTAGCGCCGGAATGTTTCCAGCGTATTGGCTCGCTTATAATGATTGCACATTCGACAGGACGGCATGAGATTCGAAATATCATCTGTCCCCGCATCTTCAATTCCCCATGCCCTCAGTGGGAGAAAATGATCTACTTGCATATCTTTGTATGCAATCTCTCTGCCGCAATAAGCACAGTGTCCGTCGTATTTGCGGTATACTTCTTCGCGGGTTTTCTTACTTATCGCCATCGTTTTTCTCCCATTCCTCCACATAGCACCAACTCTGGGGCGGGCGGCGAAGTGGCAAAGCCCCATTGTTGCAGATACCGTTGTTGTTGCTGTACATGGCGCAGGCCTCACAGTATAGGTCATTAGGACAAAGCCGCCGGAACTCCGTCAACTTCTGCGGCTGGTCATAAATGCGCAGGCCGACGATATGCCAGCCGTACAGCCACTTGCCGTTAGCATAATTCTGGAAATCTTCCGGGTGAATACACGCACGGTCAAGGTCAAAATCGTTCCAACGCGCGTAGTCCTCATGCCGGAACGAGAAAATCGTATCATCGTCATACTCGTCGATGCGGTCACAGGTAAATTCCCCGATGACTTTGCCGTGCTTTCCCCACGCTCCGAGAGCAACACCGCTCTGCGTGCAGTAGATATAGCACTTAAACGGCGTTTCCAGTTTCGGCTTGGTCTTTCTGACTTCAATGGTCTTTTCACCGCTGGCAATCTTCTCACACCACTTCGGGCGAATGCTTAACATCACAGATTTCATTCTGTTCCTCCCATTCATCGCACGTCTCATCCTCCAACCGGAAATCTGCCCGGTGCTCGCTGTCGCCGTTGCAGCACACTCCGCAAAACAGCTCGTACCACTTGCAATTTCCGCAAGTTAAGGCTAACTTTACCTCCACAAAACGGGCAGGGCTTCAATTTGATTTCGCACATTTTTCATCCCTCCATTTCTTTTCGCAGTGAATCCTTGATGTAGTAGTCAAGCCAAAGCCGCTGGCAGAGCTGTTCCACATCCCGCCCGAACTGCTTCCAGTCGATATTGCTCGGATGGTAGTTCAGTTTCCCGATTTTTACCTTGTCGATAATATCGTGGCATTCCGAAAGCATTTCTATAACCCCATGAGGGTTCAACACCGGCTCACAGGAAACCCATGTGCTGATACCGCATTGTTTCGCAGAGTAGAGGTCAATCAGCCGATCAGATGGGGCATATGGGCCAATATCGGAGCCATCGTAGGTGATTCCGTACCAGTCATTTTTGTCCAGCAGGTCAAAGTCCCGGCTCCCATCACCCTTTGTGAGAATCTGAACATGGTTCCCGCTCTCTTTGATGACTTTGATGACGGCCCTAGTGGTGGAAGTGTCGTATCCAGTGGGGTACGGGTCACAGACGAAGCAGAGGTGGATAAGCTGTCCCTTGACCTGCTCTTTCTCCAGCTGCCGCTTCAGCGCCTCCACCAGCCCAGGGCGGGGTGCTACGATGGCGTGAAAGGTCTCACGATCCCGGTGCAGCACATTCGGTGCGAAACAGTAGTAGCACCTGTGGGGACAGCCGGTGTAGATATTGACGGCGTAATCGCCGTATTCCTTGGCTTTTCCTTTCGGAATATACAAAGGTTTCATGTTTTTACTCTCCTTCCCGCCCGGAACGCCTTGCATACAATCTGCGATTTCTCGCAGGCAATTAGAACTTTCATCGTCTGCACCTCATTCTTCGGTGCAGCGTTCAAAACTGCTTTCTCAACCATTCACACCACACCTTCCAATCCAATCTGTACCGTTTCCGGCTCTTTCAGCATCTTCTCCACCGCATCGCGGTAAAACTCCTTGCAGATTTCAAAACCGTAGCTATCGCGCCCCAGCTCCCGTGCTGCTCTGAGTGTTGAACCGCTTCCGGCGCATGGGTCAATCACCACATCGCCCTGGTCTGTGAAAATCTCAATCAGCTTTTTCAGCAGCTTCACCGGCTTCTGTGTCGGGTGCAGCTTTGGTACTTCTCTACCGTCGCGTTCCCAGTCGATATGGTCAAACACCATCTTTCCGCTTCCGCGAACGACCTTGCCGTTCTCGTCATACCGCCTGCCGTTGTTGAACTTCGGCAGCTTGTCCCGGTACAGTACAACCGCAAACTCAGTTGCGCCTACAATCCGCATATTAGCTTTAAGCACCTGTGCCGAATACGGCTTCGTGAAAAACAGCGGATAGCTGTTCTTGAACCCGTACCGTCTGCCGTACTCCATTACCGTCTGCATCTGGTCGAACGCGCAGAATACGATCATCGCCGGTGCAGCGTTGCGTTCCTTTGGCTCTTTCTTCAAAAGCCGGTTGCAGAAGTGCATATATTCCGCGATCTTGAAATAACCATCCGTGCGGAAAAAGCTGCTTTTCGCCTTTGCACTTTCTCCGTTCTTGTTGTCGCCGCCGACATACCACATTGGATTGCTTCCGTATGCGTCCGCGCCAATGTTATACGGAATATCCGCAATCACCAACTGTGCTTTCGGAATCCCGTAACGCTTGTAGTTCTGGAAATTATCGCAGAACAACTCGCATTTAACCTGTTTCATCTTCCGCTCCCAAAATCTCAACCACAATCCTCGGATTCTTCGCATCCACATCAAAGTGATCTTCAAACCCTCGGATATTCTTCCAACCGTCGTTCGACAAATACCGCGCTTTCACTAGCGCATCCTGAATAACCTTTCTGCCAAACGCGCAGATATTATCCTTGTCCCGTCGCCGGTCTTTCTCGTACCATCGGTAGATCATGTACACCGGTTCTTCAAACTCTACGTTTCCGAGCTGTCTTGCCGCGTGCATCACAACAGTTTCGCACTTCTTCTTGAGCTGTGCGCCTAAGTACCGGTTGCGCCGTTCCGCCTCGATCAACTCATTCAGTCCCGGCAACGGGCCTTTGATTACAAATTTCATCTTCTGCTCGCTTTCACTCGTGCCGCCCACTCACTTTCCCAGTCACTGGCGGCGGGCGCACCGTTAAACATCGGCGCATCCGTTTTGGTTTTCTTTGGCTTGTCTACGATTCTGTCCCAAATGATACCCTTCCAACCTTGCGACATACTCAGCCGGATAACCTCGGCTACTTCCTGTTCGCCGTTCTGCTTTACGCGGTTCTCAATGGCACTGAGCAGGCTTTTTAATCCTGTCGGCTTGTACCCTTCCCTGCGTTCAGCTTTGTATCTGAGCCAATCCTCGACCGCCGAGCGTACCGGTTCGTTAAACCGTTCCGTCCAGTCCGGCTCTTTTGGCTTTTCCGGCTTTGGCGCTTTAGGCTTCTGCGGACATTTTGCCGGTTCCGGAACTTCGTCCCGCTCGCAACTTTGGTACTCGTCATACTTGCTGACGGTAATCACGGTGTAGTGCCGATTGGTTTCCACCGTGATTTCGCCGGTCTTTTTCAGTTTGCCGAGTGCCGTCCGTACCTGCTGCACAGACAGCCCGCTTTCCGCCGAGAGCGCCGCATAGCTTGTTGCGAACGCACCGCGCGGTATTTCTATCCCCTTCCACTCACAAGCCTTGTAATTGGCTCTCAGCAGGACGTGCAGCCATAGCTTGCAGGTGGGGAGGTCTTTGTACCACCCCCACTCCGTAAGCGCACGGTGCAGTTTTATGTGCCCGTTCATCGTCCCTCACCACCTGTTAAAACGGCGGTTCGTCATCGTCCGCCTCGTCGGTCGGAATAAAATCGCTGTTACCGCTGTTCTGTTCGCGGTTCTTCTTGATCTCGCCGAAGCTGACTTCCTCGCAGTTCAGTTCGATTGCGGTACGGTTGTTACCGTTCTGGTCTTGCCACTTGCGGGACTGGATACGGCCAACAACGATTGCCATCATACCCTTGCTGAACCACTGCGAAACAAACTCTGCCTGCTTGCCCCATGCAACGCAGTCGATAAAGTCTGTCTGTTTCTCGCCGTTCGCGTCCTTGCGGTCACGGTCAATCGCCAGCGTGAACGAACAAACCGCCGTGCCGCTCTGCGTATGTCTCAGCTCCGGGTCGCGCGTCAGCCGACCCATTAAAATTCCCTTATTCAGCATAATTGCAAATCTCCTTCGTGATGTACGATTTCAGTTCCTCCGGCGTGTAATACACCCGAGCGCCGATACGCACGCAGCGGATATAACCCGCCTTGTGGATTTCGTCCAGTGTGTCCACGCTGATGTTCAGCGCGTCCGCCGCTTCCTTGCGCGTAAGTAACAGCTTTTCCATTTATCGTCCCGTCCCTTTCGTATACTTCTGGTTTTCCTCGCTCCACATGGGATAGAGGCTTTGCAGATACTCCCGCATTTCCCGCTTGATTTCCTTGCCGTCGCCCTGATCCATCTCTCGATGACACTCCGGGCACAGCATGACTAAATTCGTCGGAATCCCCATGCCGCCGCGTGCTCTGCTGACGTAATGCGCCGCCTGTAACACTCCGCCTTTCCCGCAGTGGCGGCAAATACCGCCGTCCCGGTCGTAGCATTCCTTCCAAACCGCCGGGCTAATGCCGGTAAACTTGGTCTGCCGTCTCATTCTTCCATGTCCTTTCTCGCCGCACGTTCCAGCCTGCGCTTTGCCCTTCGCCTGTAGTCCTTCTTCATCTTCGCCCATCCGCTGTGATTTCGTGCCCAGCAGGCGAAGCGATAGCCGGTTTTCCAGTACCCCGGCATAACGCGCTTGTAGCTGTTAAACCTCATACGCCGCGTTCCTTTCTTCCGGTTTCCCACTCGTCTTTCAACTCGCTTAACAGGCTGGGTGGCGCGGTTTCCACTCCGGCGTTTTTGCAATCCTGAATGCAGTTGTCAATCAACTGTGACATTTGCCGCTTGTCAAAATCGCTCGAACCATAATACGCAAGCACTGTTGTGCATCCGCTGATTTTCGACGCTCTGGTTTCAATAAACCTTCCGGTATGGTTACTCGCCCACTTTTGACCGAAACTCGCTACTGCCCGTGTCTGCATACACAGTACTTCATAGTTGCCAATGTCTTTGATATGTCGTCTGTAAATGCACTCCGGTGGTTCACCCATGGCCTTAGCCAGTTTTCTGCACAGCGCCCAGTACATCGCATTTGCGTCAAGGTCTCGTATTTCCTGCTTAGGCGCGATCTTGGCGGTATACACCTTACCATCTTTGAGTTTTTCGCACTCAACTCGTGCCATAGGTGCATTGCTGATGTGCAGACACAGCCAGTTGCCGAGATCGTTATGCACTACCTGCGCACGGTCAAAATCATGCGTCATTCTGCACCGCCTTGTGCTGTTCTGCCTTGATAGCGTTCCACTTCGGTTCAAGCTCCAAAATCGCAGCATTCATCTTTACAATGTCATTTTCGTCCTTCTGGTACTGCTCACGCCATAGCTTCGACGACGCATCTGCATCTTTACCGCTGATATCGTAAAGCAACTGCTTTACTTTTTTCGCTTTTATCTGAACCGCTGTCTGCTTATCATTGCGTTCCACAGGCTTTGACTGCGGCGCAATCTCCGCATCCGGGTCATCCACCTTTGTTGGAATCTCTTTCATTTCCTCGGTCGGAATGCAGAACACCTGAAAGCAGGCATACTTGAACGCAATGCTCATAGCCTTGTTGGTTGCCTTGTCGCCGCTGTCCATGCCCTCGCCGATTACAACGCACTGTACATTGCTACCATCCTTGGCATAGAACGTATACCGCACCGTGCAGACCGAGTAAATCAGATTGCCGCCTCGGTTCGTCTGCCGCTCCTCGCGCTTCTGGTCGATGATCTCCGGCACAACAAACAATCCGTGCTGCACCATAACCGGCTGCAATGCGTTCATCACATCGTCAACGCCGCGATACTTGAAGCCCTGCTGTGTGTTACACTTTTCTTTTCCGATTACGCCAATATCGGACATAACGCCGATAATCGCCTGATAAATTTCTGCCATATCACTTCACCTGCAAATTCATGTTTTCTACCAGCTCTGCGCCCGGTACGGCCTCACCGCATTTCAGTAGCTTGCCGATTGCCGTCTTGTCCGGCTTGCGGTCGATAATCACCTTGCACAGATCATCCGGCACCATTACGTCATTCGTGATGCTCACCTGCATACTCTTGCGGAACGACAGCGCAGCCTTCGACGTGCTGATCTTGTCTTTGCCTACAGCAAGCATGCTGTCTGCAAGGTGCTGCTTCATGTACTCCATGCGCTTCTTGGTCGCATCCTCTCGCGCTTTGAGGTTGTCGCGCTCGTTCTTGAGCGCCTTAACCTCCGCGTCAAGGTTCTTGATGGTGACGGCATACGCTTCGGCCTTGTCCTCAAACGCCGCATCCAGACCGTCTACAGCCTCAAAGCCGCTGACCTCGCCGGTCTCCGGGTCTACCGTGATAGCCTGCATTGCAGTCGCAAATTCCTGCGTCAATTCGTATAAATTCATGGTTCGTCCTCCTGTTCAAAATCCTGCACAGCAATCCGTAAATCAAGCAAGAAGTTCTTAATCTCGATGCTGAATAGGTGTTTGTAATCCTCCAGATACAGCCCGATAGCTGTTTCCGCCTCGCGCATATCCTCCAACCGGTTAAGTCGCTCCTGATCTGCCCTCTCCGGTGGCTCTAACGCCCGCTCAGGGCATCCGGTGATAGTATCACGCATTGCGCAGCGCCTCCAAAACGTCCTCGTCCGTTACGAATTCCGTATGACCGTTTTCCCATTTTCTCCAGCCATCGCCGTAGCGGTCGTAGTGCTTCTTCGTCTTAAATGTCCCGTTATCCTGAACTTCGAAAAACCATACCTCGGCTGTCTAGTTCATCGACGCTACGTTTATTTCCACGCCGCTCTCCGGCTCTTTGTCGAGCACAATGTCGAGCAGCTTGTGGAACAGCTTCCTGTTCTTGTCTTTCATTATTCATTCACCTCTGTAATCGCGCCGTTTTTCAGCATATAAAACGTATCCGCTTTGATGGTTTCTCCATCTACGCAAACAGCCCGAACGCCTAAAATGTGCATTTTTTCATCACGTTCCGTGAGCACCAGCCAACAGCCGACAGCACCTTTCGCTTTGCTGCCATACCCGGTAACGACCGCAATGCTTTCCGAGCCTCCAACCGTGGCGGCGCTCTGGTATCCCGTGTTCGTGGCGGCGCTCTGGTATCCCGTGTTCGTGGCGGCGCTCTGGG